TATTTAATTTAATTATATTATTTTTTATTTTTTTTTTTTCAATAAAAATAATTTTAAAATCTGGAATATTAATACTTTCAGTTTGTGAATCGTTTTTTTTATCAATTAATATAAGTTTATTATTTTCTCTAATAATTTTATATTTTTTTATATTTTTTTGATATATTTTGTTAATATCATTCTTGTACTTAATCATCTTATTGGATTTTAAGTTAGTAATCCAGCGGTTAACACATTTTTTAACATTATTTATATTTACTAGAGGATGTATAATTTCTTTGTAAGAACTAATATTTAAATCAATATCATCTGATAAAATATTTTCAACATTTTTAGAACCCCCAAATAAATACTTAGTTTCATTATTAGGGAATATTTCTTCCATATTTTCTTCCATATTTTCTTCCATATTTTCTTCCATATTTACTTCATTTTCTTCCATATTTTCTTCCATATTTTCTTCCATATTTTCTTCCATATTTACTTCATTTTCTTCCATATTTACTTCATTTTTTTCCATATTTACTTCATTTTCTTCCATATTTACTTCCATATTTTCTTCCATATTTACTTCATTTTCTTCCATATTTACTTGGTTTTCTTCCATATTTACTTGATTATCTTTCATATTTACTTCATTTTCTTCCATATTTACTTGGTTTTCTTCCATATTTACTTCATTATCTTTCATATTTCCACTTCCTAATTGATTAAGAGTTGGATCTAGAGAATTTATAGTATTAAATTTTGTATTAATTTTTCCCATATTTTCTACGGATAATTGATTAACAGCTTCTTTATTAGAACCACCAGTCATATTTAATTCAGTTTCAAATCCATCTAAATCAATATCCATTTCTTGAACGATACTATTGTTATTTTTTTCAATATTATAACTTAAATTTTCAAATTTCATTTCTGGATTAAAAAATACTTCTTTTACATTACTCTTATTATAATTATAACTCATAATTAAATATTTGTTATTAATTTATTATTGTTTATTAATTAATATTTATTAATTACTATTTATTAATATTTAAATATTAATTATTATTTTAATTGTAAAAATTATAAAAAAATTAATTATATTTTTTAAGTGATAATCTATCAAGTTTTTTCTTCAATTCTTCAATTAACTGGTCATTTAATTCAACATATAAATGTTTATCTGATATAAGTTTATCCTTATTAAGCTTTTGCTTTTTATTAATATTTAATAATTCTGAATTTTCAATATGTTCTCTTTTTTCATTGTTATTTTCTGTATTTTCAAAAATTGTAGGCATAGTTTTAACATCATCTAATACTGTTTTTACTATATTATTAGAAATTTTATCAATAAATTTTTCATTTAATTTATTTAATTCATTTTTAAATGAGTTGTCATTATTTTTTGGTTTAAGTTTTTTGTAAGTAGAAGTATGTATTTCAATTTGTTTAATATTTGGTTTGTAATTTACAATTTCAATAAATCCAATATAGTTAATATTAATATTTACTGTATTATATACATAACCTTTAATGAGACTAGACTTTTTTAAATAAATATTGTATTTTTGTGTATTTTCATCATCATATATGATATGATATCCATCAACATCTTTATTATTAACCGGTTCTTTTTTTATTGGATTATTTAATATAATATCTTCACTAAAGATTTTAATATGTTTAAGTAAAATAATGAAATTAACAGCTTCGTATTTTTTTAAAAACATATTCAAACATTCACACGAAAGTTGTTTTTCAATCAAATCATTTGAAGGATTAAACAAAACTTTATTAACAATATAATACATTTTTGTAATTACTAATAATTAGATTACTATATAACATTTAAAAACATTTTATTTTTCAAGAAATATTAACAAAAAAAACGTCTTTTAAAATCCAAAAAAAAAAAATTGAAATTTTAATTTAAACATTTTTTATCATATATATATTATTTAAATAAGGTAAAAGGATTAAATAAGACATAAGTTTAAATAATCAATATGGTTGTTGAAGCAAAAACAATCAATTCAAGTGATTTTAATGAGTCTGTTGAACCCAAAATAGAAAGTTGGAATACTAGCGAATTTTATACTAAAAAAGGTATGAAATGTGCTAATATTGTTAATGCAGATGGAACAGAAATTGCGATTATATCATCTGTTATGGAAGTAGCTTTTGATGTAAAACCGTCTCAATATAATGAAAATAAATTAAGTTTTCCTGTTAAATTTGGAGAAGATAATGATATGTATGAACTGGGTTTTAATGATTTGTCAAAAAAAATGACTAAATTAACAATTGAAAATATTAATAAACTCCCTTATGAAGAAGAAGAAGATGAAGAAATGACTAATGAAATGATTAGTGCAAAAATGAAATCTCCATTTAATCATAAAGAACCATACAAGCCAATGGTAAATTTCAAAATTGAGGATGATAAGTACAAAGGTATTTTAAAGGATGAAAATATTCTCATTGATGAAAACAGTGAAAAAATTAAAAATCCAGATTATACCAAGGAATTAGTACGAGGTACTAAAGTTCAAGTTATATTTACACTAGATAGAGTTATTTTCCAAGATACTGAATTTCGTCCTATTATGAAAATTGTAAAAATTAAAATTATTGAAAGAGCTAAGCCATACGTTAAGACCTATATTAATAATGATAATTATGAAGATAATAAGATTGAAATTACTGTAAAAGATACTAATGATAAAGGAGGTTCTTTTAGTAAACTTAAATATAAATTGGAAGACAGTTCTGTACAATTAGCTATTGAGTTGAAGGATAGTCGACTTAATCCGTGGGCATTTGAAAGAGTTAATGAAAATACAGGAAAACTAGAACAAAGTATTTCAGTATCGGCCAATAATGATTGTAAATCTCTCTTTAATAAAATAGATAATAATATTAGTTCCTTCATTACTGAAAATATTAAAGATATTAATTCAGATATTCATGATAGTGTTTTTAAAGAGAAAAAACACGCGAAAAAATCAGAAAGAATGAAAAATACTATTTTAACAAAGAGTATTAAAGAGAAATTAAAACCTATTCTTCAATATAGTAAAACTGATAAAGAACTTATTAAGAAGGGGGAAGAACCTAAATATAATCCAAGTATTAACATTTCGACATATAAATATAATGACACTTTCGCATTTAATTTCTTAGATAAAGACGGTAATAAATTAGATGCGGATGATTTTGGAGAATATAAAGCATCTCATCCTGATACTCATTATGATATCAAATGTTCTGTTAAACATCTTTGGTATGGTAAGACTTATTCAATTAAACTTATGATTGATGAAATTAAGATTTCTTCTTCTTCTGCGGGTTCTTTTAAGTACAAGTTTGGAGATGAAGGAGATGATAGTGAAGATAATGGAGGACCAGCTGAAGAAGAACCAGCAACAGAAGCTGCATCACCGAAAGAAGAAGAAGAAGAAGAAGAAGAAGATGACGCCCCTTCGGATTCTGACGAAGGTTCAGAAGATGATGATTCAGAATAGATTAGATTATTATATTATAGTATATAATATATTAATTATTATATTTATATATTACGTAGAAATACGTTTATAAATTAATATAGTATTCTAAATATATAATTGTATAAAATTATATAATCTCGTGATTAATTATCAGATATTAATAAATAATATCAATACATAGAAATGTGTTTAAAATATATTAAAGGAAAATAATATATAGAAGATATAAGTTAGAGGTGTAGGTGTATGCGTAGTTTGTAAAAAAATACAAACAAATATATATATATAAAAATTTGTAGAAATACAATGAGTTAAATAACTAAAAATGTTAAAACATTTATAATAAATTTATTTTTTTATTTTTTATAAAATTGATTTAATGACTTATATATTATAAGTTATATAATACTAATATTATAATATTTTAATAGTAATTAAACTATATTAAATATAATATTAAATACTAATAATGGTTTTATCTATAATTATAGGACCTATGTACTCTGGTAAATCAACATATTTACTAGATAAAATTAATATTAGTAATAAAAATAAAGAACAAATTCTTGTAATTAATCATAAAATTGATATTCGATATAATAAGGATAAAATAACAAATCATAACAATATTTCAACAGATTGTATATCATTTTCTAAACTAAATGAAGTTTATGACTATAATAAAAACAATCCATTGTTTTTTAAAACTTTAGATCATATTTATATAGATGAAGCTCAATTTTTCACAGATTTAGAAGAATTTGTTTCTAATTTACTAAATACTTATTCTAATTTAAAAATAACTTGTGTTGGACTAGATGGTGATTATCAACAAAATGTCTTTAATAATGGTCAATTATTAAAACTAATAGCAAAAGCAGAAAATGTTATAAAATTGTCAAGTAAATGTTATGTATGTAAAAATAAAGCATATTTCACTAAAAGAATAACAAACGATAAAGAACAGATTGTTGTAGGTTCAAACAATATATATGTTCCTTCTTGTTATATTCATAAATAAATAATTAATAAAATTTATCATTTAAAATATTTTAGTCTTTTTATATTTATAAAATAATTTTTTATTTAATTTTAAAAGTACTATTATATAGTAAAGTTTTATATATATATATATATTAATATTCTCATAATGGGAAGACCGCGCAAATACCCTAAAATTGTTATTGAAAATAAAAATGGCGGAATTACACAAACATCTAATGATGGTACAGATGTTGTTTCTGAACCAAAAGTGAAAAAAAAACGAGGTAGAAAACCAAAAATTCGCACACCTGAAGAACTTGCATTATTATCTCAAGTAGGAAAGAAAAAACGGGGTAGAAAACCAAAAGAAAAATTTAATTTTAATGCAAATAATATGAATACTGAAACTAATTTAAATGAACCAGAATCTATAATTGTTAGATTATCTATAAGTCCAGAGGATATCAAAAATTTAGAAAATAATAATAAACAACCAAAGCCATTCGATCCAAATGATAATTTACAATATAATTCAAATAATTTGGGATATTCTACTATAAATAAAAAAAATAAAAAAAAAAATGATAATAAATTAGAAATTAATATTATAAAATCTAACAAAAATAAAACAGAATTAGAAACAGATAATACAGATAAAGATGAAACAGATAAAACAGAAACATACGAATCACATAAAACAGAAACTGATAAAACAGAATCATACGAATCACATAAAACAGAAACTGATAAAACAGAATCAGAAACTGATAAAACAGTATCAGAAACTGATAAAACAGATATAAAATATATGAATAATACGTATGATAACAACACATTACAGTCGCAAAGAAATAACTTATTAAATATATCAAAACATAATATAATACAAAACATAAAATCAGAAATTAATACTGATATGTTTAATGAAACTTTTATAAAAAATACATTATATAATGATAAATTAGATAATAGACAAATATCTCTTTTATTGAAAAATAAATTCGAGAAAGAAAATAAAATAAATATTTTAATACAATTAGCTCATTGTAATAAAATGGAAAAATGGCCAGAAAAAACAAATATTTGTTGTATATGGTGTTGTCATGAATTTGATAATACACCATGGGGGATACCTTATAAATATGAGGATGGATTATTTCATTTATTTGGAATATTTTGTTCCCCCAATTGTGCCGCATCTTATATATTTAATAATCTATCATATTCTAATAATAAATGGGAATATTTTTCATTATTAAATTTATTATATTATAAAATTTATAATACTATAAAAGAAATATATTTAGCCCCATCAAAACTATCTCTAAAAAAATTTGGTGGCTGTATGGAAATAGATGAATATAGGGACAAATTAGACAAAGATAATATTTATTTATTAAAATTTCCACCCTCTATATCTATTATACCAGTTATAGAAGAAATAAATGAAAATAAATACAATATTAAAAATATGAATAAAAGTAATAATTTTATTCCCTTGGATACTAATAGAATTAAAAAAGCAAATAAAGAATTAAAGTTGAAGAGATCAAAACCACTAACTAACTCAAAAAATACACTAGATAGCTGTATGAATATTAATATTATTTCTACATAACTTATTATTTTTATTAGATTGTTTTTTTATATTATTTAATTTATTATTATATTTTAAGTATAATATTTTAAGAACTTTATTTTCATAATTTATTTTTTATATATATTCATAAGATGTATAATCAATTATTTAAGACTAGACCAACCGAAGCAATTATAAATAAAATTCTAACCTGTTTTGGTTTAACTAATTTAGAAGATAAAAGCGAATTTACAATACTACAATTAGAAACAAACAATACAATGGATAATTATAAACTAATAGAGGAAGAAATTAAAAAGTTTTATATACCGTGTAAGGGAAAAATTTATTTTGATAAATATGAATATAAAAATATAATTACAGTAGGAAGACAGATTTTAAAGACTGTTAATTATACAATAACAACTAAAGAAAAATATAGTAATAAAAAAAAGTTTTTAATATATAAATTATTATCATTAGATGAAAAAAAAAAAAAAAATAAATTTAAAAAATAAAATAATATAATTAAATAAAAAAAAAAAAAAAAATCCTATTAAAGAAGGAGAAAAATATGTTTTAGATTTTAATTAAATTATAACCTTTTATCATTATTAGTTTCATTTTCTAAATCAATTATTTTAAATTCATTAGATATTTTTTTTTCCATTTTTTCAGTATCGTATATTTCATTGTCAGTTATTTCATTATTTAATTCATCAATATTTATAGCTTTGAAATCATTTTGAATATCTTTTAAATTTGAGTTTGGTTCTCCTATTTTTTTACTTTCTTCAGTATTTATATTCATTTGATTATTTTCATTATTTCCACCAGAGTGATTATTTTCTATAAATACTTTTTTAATGTCTTCTTTAGGTTCATTCATATTAGATTTATTTTCATTCTGTGAGTCGGAAGGTTCTTTTATATTTTCTGATGTATTTTCCAATTCTGTTATTAAATCATTATTACCTCCTCCCTTCATTGATTTATTATTTTTAGTTGATTTGCTTTTTTTTTCATTTTGTTTTTCATTTTGTTTTTGTTTTTCATTTTGTTTTTCTTTAATTTGTGTTGATTTATTATGTTTTTTGATTATCTCTTGTGTTTCTTTAATTTCTAATGAACCCTTTAAAGAATTAAGTTTTTGTAGTTTAAATAGTTCTCCTAATTTAATAGTAATATCTTCTATTTCAATATTCATTTTCATATTCATACCAGCTAATTCTTGAATTAATAATTTCATACAATATGGTATTTCTATTTTATAAAAATTAGTATCACTTTGATATAATGTATCTAAACCTATTATATCTTGTTTATTAGAATAACCATCTTCTTCACCTTCCGTTAAATGATATAAAATTGGTCCGTCTTCATTTGGATTAAAAAAAATTTTTTGGTCAAATTCATTATCTGGATTTATAATAATCATATTATGTGTTTTTTTACTAATATATACAATAAATTTATCACCACGTTCCATAGTAGTTTCTTTCATAAAAGCTGAAATACCGTGGGCCAAAACGCTATCCCTTTCCATTTCTCCCAATCTCATACCACCCCCATTTGCTCTTCCCTGTACAGGTTGACGTTCTATAGCAGTATATGCCCCTCCGGGTTCTGGTATATTATCTTCTGTTCTTCTACCTCCAGAACGCGCGTTTAATTTATCTTGTACTTGTTGTTTTAATCTTTGATAATATACAGGACCGGTATAAATATTAGTATCCATCATTTTACCTTTTGTACCTTCGTATAAAACAGAATCACAATATCTAGTTAATCCACAATTTTCTTCTAATATATCACCTATTTTTTCTGGATTTATTGGTTCAAATGGACTACCCAAAGAAATATGTCCCATTTTGAGACCCAACATTCCATTAAGTATTTCAAGTAAACCTGCAACTGTCATACGAGAAGTATAAGCATATGGATTCACAATTAAATCTGGAACTATACCATCTTTAGTATAAGGCATATCTTCTGGATTTAATATCATACCTATAACACCTTTTTGTGCACCTCTATTTGTTAGTTTATCTCCAATCTGTGGTTTTCTATATTGAATTGTTCTAATTTTGGTTACTTTTAATTTAGCAGCATTAGAATTCCAACAAAAAACTTTATCAACAATAGATCCCTCATTATCTTTTTTTACTTCCTTACTCATATCTTTATACTCAGTATGACCTTTATCATTTTTATACTTCATATATTTTCCAATCATAATATCATTAGGTTCTAAATAAGAACCCTTTTTAATAAATCCAAATTCGTCTAATTTTTGATAATTTTTATCATTTTTCATATTTATTTCATTATGTTCTTCATTTTCTTGTATTTGTAGAGGATTATAAAATTTTTCTTCTTGTTCTGTTTTAGGATCATCAATTTCTGTTTCTGTATACATTTTCATCATACTATGATTAAAGAGACCCATATCTAAACTTTTTTTATTAACAATAATAGCATCTTCTTGGTTATAACCATTATAAACAGTTATAGCAATTATTACATTAGTACCAGTTCCAATTACATCACTGTGTATTATAGGAGCCATTCGATTAGTAATAAGAGGACGTTCTGGATAAGTAAGAATATTACCACTAGTATCAAATCTATTATTAAAAGCAGTACTGTAAGTTCCTATTGTTTTTTTTGAATTTTTTTGACTATAAACACTTCGAACTGAATTATTATATTCAGGATAAGGTACCAAAAAGGCACTAGAACCCAAAATCATAGATGGATGTAATTCACTATGTGTATAATTTAATTGCTGTAGGTGTGGTTCTATTTTATCAATATTTATTTTTGGAGAGAGAAGAGAATTATGAAGTTCTTCAGAATCTATATATTCTATAACACTTTGATTTCTTTCTAATGTTTCTATTAATGATTTATAGTAAGATGTATCTGTTTTTTTTAGTATATTTTTAATTTTAATATTATCTAATATATTTTTATCTTCTTTTGATACTTCTTTATTAGCAATTAAATCATTCCAGGTATATGAACCATTTTTAATTTTTTCAATGTGTTTTGGTTGTAAAAGAAGTTTATTATTTTCTATAATATATAGGGGAAAACAGAACCGACCGTCGTCAGTATTAATTATAATTTCATTTTTTTCCCTATAAAAACTAATACTACTATATCTATGTATATAATCTTTTATATTATTACGACGTAGTAATTTTAATAATTTAACGACTTTATTGGGATTTTCTACAATACCTATAAATCTGCCATTAACAAATATCTTTGTTTTATTTAATAATTGTGTTGGTTTAATTTCATCCAATGTCATAATACCCATTTTTATTAATAGATTTATTATATTAATAGGATTTGTCCCATATGTGACTAATGATAACATAGCAAGACCCTTTTGAAGACCTACTCTTTGACCTTCAGGTGTTTCTAGAGGGCATACACAACCATATTGTGTTCCATGGAGCCGTCTTCTACTTAAAGCACACGTGGAGAGATCTTCAACCGGGTCAACTATCCTACGAATATGAGACATATCATCAAAAAAACTGAGTCTTTCTAATAATCTTATAACACCTCTCTTAACAGCGGTGGGACCACTTTCAATATTGCCTTTTTTTAATTGTTTAAAAAAGTGATTATCAAATACTTCAATACTAAAAATTTTATCAAATGTATTTTCATTTATAATATTTGCAAAGTTTTCATCACTATATTCTGTTGGTTCAAATTCATATTTAACAGCTATGTTAATCTGCATTTTACGATTAAATTCACGGAACGCATTCTTAAAACCAGTAGATAATAATCCACCTGATAAATCAATTCTTTTATTATTAAAATTATCAATAACAGTTTCTTCTAATAAACCAGCTTTAAATAACAACAATTTGCGAACCATTATACTTAGATAAAATGCTTTTTCTTTAAAGTCATTACCAATATGAGGTAAAAAATTTTCATATATAACTTCATAAAGTAATGTTAATCTTAATTGTTTATTACGTTTTATTTGAGTAAATTTACTTTCTTTATCTTTAATAATTTTTTTATGGATATTTTCACAATAATTAATAGCTGATGCTTGATCATATACTTGTTCATCTATTATAAAGGGGTCATTAATAGATGGTCTTAACATATCCATTAAAATAGTTGATGATTTTGTATCTAAATCTTGTAATATAAATTCTAATATTTCTTTATCGCTTTCAATACCTAATAATCTAAATACTATAAATAAAGGTATATCTCTTCCATTTTTCTCTTCAAGGAAAGCATTAGATTGGCCTAGACGAACCGTAATAAAATTTGTATTTTCGTATTGAACTCTATTTGACCTTGCTAATTTAATTAAATCTATTGAACGAGATTTAACTTCTACATAATGAGTTATTCTATCTACTTTTGAAACTTTAAGAAACATTTTATTTTCAACCTTACGCTCTTGACAAACAATAACCTTTTCTTTCCCGTCAAATATAAAATATCCCCCTGGGTCATATTTACCCTCTCCTAGATTTTGTCTCATAGGTTCGGAAATATTATTAAGAGAACATAAATTAGAATGAACCATAATAGGTAATCTAGTTAGAAACTTTTTTTTCATAAAATCAATATTCGGTGGTTTTAAATTTTTATAAATATATTTATTTGTATCTTCATCTAAAAGAGAATAGTCTACTTCTACATCATAATATACATCACAACCATATGTTATATTTTTAAGTCTTGCTTCATTTGGATATAGAATGCGCATTTCTTTTGTTTCATGATCATAAATTGTAGGTTTACCAATATAAAATTTTGTACCATCTCTACCACCTATATATATATTAGCACTATATCTTAATTTTGTATCAGCAGGAATACCATTTCTATAAACAAGTTGTTTACTTTGTTCTTTAAATATTTGAGGTAATTTTTTAACTATAAAATCATTATATGAATCTATATGATGTTTTGCTATATATTCAGGTTCTGATTTAAAATAAGAATTAATTATATGCCAAGTATCTTTTTCTATATTCATACTTGTATTTTATATATATATAATATATACTTTTGTAAACTATTTTTATTATATAATTTGAATTGAATAATTACTAATAATATTATTAATAATATATTATATTATTAAATATTATAATAAATATTTATATTTAACATTAATAAAAAATATTTATATATTATAATACAATCTATAAATCTAAATTATATTTAAATGAATAATAATATTGTAAAAGAAGTTCTCAAATCTTCCAAACTAGACCATTTTGAAAGAGAACCGAGTGTTTATAAATATGTTAATGTTAAAGATTACAAAAAATTAAAACCATTTCAATTTATGATTTTACTTAAAAATACTAAAATAATAACTATGATTGATGGTAAAAAAGAAAACAATATTAAATTAAAAAGAGGTGATTATGTTATTTGTGGAGCAAAAAATGAAAAATACGGTTTATTATTAGAAAAAGTATTGAATGCTTATAATTTAGGTAATATTGTTAGTAAGCCAGTTATTAGAAAGGGTGTAAAATTAACAAAAAAAAATACAAAAAAGAAATCATCAAAAAGTGAAATAGTAATTACACCTAGTTGGGGTGGAAAACAATTTTTACAAGTTGGAGATTATATATTAATGGAACCAAATAGTAAAAAATATTATGGTATAAATGATGATGCATTTAGTAAAACATATAAACAGATTAAAACAAAAAAGTTAAAAAAATAAAGTATCTAATTAATTAAATTAAAAATAAATGTTTTTTGTATTTTCTTGATTTTTTAAAAAGTTTTTCATTATAGGTTGAAAGTTATTTGGGTTACATACGTTATTTTTATTCATATTTTTAAACCACCATTTACGCCAACCTAAACCTTTTATATTACATGTATTAAATGATTGATGAAAATTCCTTACTGGTCCTAAACAATGTTTTCCATTTGTAAATTCAACTAAATCACCCCTTCTTTTATTAGAACATAATTGTTGATTGCTAGATAATAATTCATTTGGTTGTTTTTCTTCCACTTTACTATTAACCCACTCTTTACTTTCTATATTGAAATTATTATTGTTATTATTGTTATTATTGTTATTATTGTTATTATTGTTTTTAAAACCAGATTGTTGTTTAAAATATAAACACATTATTACAACTAGTAGTACAACTAGAAGATATTTAAGAAAATTATCTGTATTTGACATACTATATTATTTATTTTATTAATTATTGTTATTATATATTAATTAGTAATTATTACTATATATAAATTATAATATAAAAAAGTATGGAATATATAATAATAAAATTGAAAATTATTTTTAAACTACTAATATTATAAATAAAATATGACAACATTATGTTCAGAAAACTCAAATATAGATATATTTGTAGGAACTCAAACACTTAACATACCAATTGATGAAAGTATTTATTTTAAAATAATAAATATAAATTCAACACCACATTATTTATTTAAAAGTTGTAATTGTGAAAATATTTATATATTTGATGTTTACTATAATGAAGAATATAATAATGTTGAAGGTGTTTATGATAATATTTTTTATAATTTTCAATTGATTTGGAATAATGACAAAAGAACTTATTTTTTAAATGATATTCACAATGAAAACTATGAAACGAATATAATTGGAAATATTACTACTGAAACATCAACGAAAGAAAAAAATACCTGTTTTTTAAAAGGAGAAACATTTATAAGTTATGTATTTAAAAACCCAATTACTTTTAAAAAATTAATAGATGATTGTTTTTAAAATGTCTTATTTATTATTTAATTAATATTAATAATAAATTTTTTTTCTAACTATATATATATATATATATATTTGTATTTTTAAGTTTCTTGTGTTTATACTAAATTTTTATTTATATTATGGAGCGTATGATTAATGATTGTATTTTAGCTTGCGAAACGTGTATTTCTGATTGTCTTTGTTCTGGTAAAGCCGGAATGAGCGATTGCGTTAGACTTTGTTTAATGTGTGAAAGAGTTTGTAAAGCATTGAAAGTTTCAATGAAATGTAAAGGTGACAAAGAAGTTATCAATTGCTTAACTATGGCTTGTAAAAAAGCTTGTTCGGCGTGTGTTGCGGAATGTAAAAAACATAGTATGGCTTGCTGTAAAGATTGTGTTAAATCTTGCTCTAAAATGGTAGATTGTTGCGATACTAAAATGAAAAAAAAATCTGGTAAAAAATCTAGTAAAAAAATGAAGGGTGGTACTAATTGTAACAAACACAAAGGTGGAGCAGGACACTCTAAAAAAAACCACAAAGGTGGAGCAGGACACAAATCACACAAAGGAGGTTCTAGTAGTAACAAACACAAAGGTGGCGGAGCTCATAGTAAACACAGTGGTGGTGGTGGATACAGAAAATACTAATTAATTTTTTTTGATTTAATTTAATTTATTTTTAAACATTTTTACATTTAACTATATTATAATAACTTTAATTCATTATTTATTATGTCAAGAAAATTACGTTCAAGTAAATCAACACGTGCGACAAAAAGAACAAAACGACGTGTAGTCCGCAAAATAGGTGTTAGTAAATCAAAGAAAAAAAGTTCTCGTAAAAAAAGTAAAAAATCTATTGTAAGAAAAAGAAAAACACCAAATAACAAAAAAAATCAGAATTAGAAAATAGAAAGAGGTGAATTAAGTTTATAATTATAAATTTTTATAAATTAATAATATTTTTTAAAACATTTTTATACATTCAATAAATAAAATCTAATATATTTATAATTATGAAACCAAAAACTATAGTAATAAAAGACCGTATCAAAGAAGATACAATATCAAAAAAAGAAGGACATTTCTTTGATGAATCATATTTTGATACTATAATTAAAGAAGATTGTGATGTTTATATACTAGATGATAATAAAGAACAAAAACTGCTCCTATCATTTAGAAAAAATGTCATTAAACCATCATTGTGTTGTAAGGCATATAACGCTCTTGAAAAAGAAGCACAAAAAAAACACAATAATAGAGGGAGTGCTGCCGGATTACTTAATACAAAAAAACTCCCTAAATATGTTAAAAAAACAACATCAAAATCAAAATTTCGTTCTTATTATATTGGGAGTGATGGTAAAGCAAAAAAAGATCATATTAGTAATTATGTAAAGAGTGGTATTATAGGATATTTTGACCGTTATGATAGAAATGTTTTTAATAAATCAAATGGAAAGAAAACAAGTAAAAAATCAATACCTAATATACCTTGTAGAACAACCAAATTTACAAAAGAACAAGTTTCTAAATGGAAGGAAACACTCCCTCTTATTAAAAGGGCAAACACCCTTTTTAAAAAACTAGCACCTAAACGACATTCAATACAGTTAAGGAGAGCTAAGAAAACACCTAGATTCCAAATAGAAAAAACAGCGTTTAGTACAATTACGATTAATTATAATTATAGAACTGGTACACATAAAGACCGCGGTGATTTAGAGGAGGGATTTGGTAATTTAATTGTATTGGAAAAAAGTGAATGTATGCCAGGTAATGACGCTTACAAAGGAGGGTATTTGGGCTTTCCGCAATATAAAGTAGCAGTTGATGTACGTAATGGCGATTTTCTAGCGATGGATGTCCATCAATGGCATTGTAATACAAATATTACACCTAAAGTAAAAGGCAAAAAAAATTATGGACGTTTAAGTCTAGTATGTTATTTACGAAAAAATATGATTAAATGTGTAAATTGATTTAGTGATTACTTAATCGATTACTTAATCAATTACTCAATCGATTACTTAATCAATATCTAAATTTTCTAAATAATCAGCGGCTTCTTGTAATTTATTTCTGTATGCTGAATAATTAAATCTATCTTGGTCATCTTCTTTACTTTCTTCTAAATATTTTTTATTTTTATGTGTAATATGTAAATAATCTGGTTTTAATATTATAGAGTTTTTTCTAAATCTGGTGATATAAGAATTCATAAATTTATCCATTGATTGATAATAAACACTAACAAAATGACAACCTAAATCAAATGCGATTTTAGTATCATAATTTTGTTTTCCAACTATTTTAAGCTTTCCTACTAAATCTAAATTTGGGTCTGGTGTTACTATTGTTAATTTTTGCTTTACTTTAAGTTTAAAATCTTCTTTATCATCTTTTCCTAATTTATCTAGGTCTTCCCAATATACTCTATTTATATTACCTCCTTCTTCCCAAGAACCATTCATTATAGATTCTAAATCCGAACCTTGATAACCACTACTACAGAATATAACAATATTTTTTTCTAAATCTCTCATTTTCATATTTAATAAATTGGGATTATTATTATACTTATATTTAGTAGGTAAAAGATATGTTCTCAAATGAGTAGTAATGTGTCTAGTTAATCTATTAAGAGTATCTACATTATTTCTAGTTTTTAAATCTAATGAAATAAATAATGGATCATCTGGATTAGGTACGCCCTCTATTTTACCATCACCGAGTTTTTTATTTATTTTAAATGCATGTTCTTTTATTACTTTACACACATCTTCAAAATTAACACTATTAAAACAGAGTTTCCATTCACCCGTTTCAAAACCATTATTAACAATTGGTTCTATATTTTTATCACCAAATTTGTCATTAAATATTTTCATTTCAATGTATCTAGCACCAGATTTTAAAATACCCTTTAAAATATCATCACAATTTATATAACTTAATGTAGGTTTTTTAACATTACAAGAATTATAAGAACTAGCTATAAAATGATTTCCTAATACATTATGACCTTTGGCTTTATAGTTATAGTTTTTAATTGTTTGATATTTATCATAAACTTTAAAATTATTAATAGTTTTTTTAGTTCTAAAACCATCTGAAAATAATATTATTAAAAGTATGAATATTACAACAAATACTGCAATTGCTATTAAAAAAATATTATTAGATAGTGGATTTCCACGCCGTAATAATCCAGTTTTCCCTTTACTCTTTTTCTGTTCTTCCATATTAATTTTATTAATATTATCCATATTATTACCCATATTAGACTTATTATCAGTATTTGTATCATTAGCTGTATTTGTGTTACTAGCAGTATTTGTATCATTAGCTGTATTTGTGTTACTAGCAGTATTTGTATCATTAGCTGTATTTGTGTTACTAGCAGTATTTGTATCATTAGCTGTATTTGTGTTACTAGCAGTATTTGTGTTACTAGCAGTATTTGTGTTACTAGCAGTATTTGTGTCATTGGTAGTATTTAAATTTGTATTTTTAGTATCCATATTGAATATTTTATTGATTATTGATTATTTAGTATTTATTACTATTGATTATTTTTATCAATAAATATAACTAATATAATATATTATAGTTATTATTACTATTTAAAAATATAATTTTTTACAAATAACAAAAGTTAAAAATATAAAAGTTAATTTTCGATTTCAAATTTAAGATAACACATTAATGAATTATTTATATATGTATTATTCACATTCTCATTTTTGTTAAATATAGGTTTATTATTTATATTATTAAGAGTTCTATCTTCTTTATTTGAAGTAGTATTAAGCAAGTGTAAATTATAGTTATCATTATATTTTACTATTCTAAATGTAGAACTATTATCTATATTAGTAGTATCTGATAATAAGTTATTACTGGATATATGATATCTTAAATATCTATTATTTATTTTCAATGAAAATAATTGACTTACATCATATATATCATTATCCATTATAATTTGAAATTTATTAGTTTTTTCCACATTTTTATTTTTAAAGATACAAATATTATTACTAAGTCCTTGCAAATATCTATTAGAATATCTATGTTTAATATATAAAAATAATTTAACAGATTTATTTTGTTTCATATCTTCTTTAAAATATGGTATCTTAGTAATATTAAAACAGCAAGATTCTTTCATTTTATTGGTATCATTTTTAACATATGTTGTTAATATCTTATTATCATACCCCAAAAATGGGGTATTAAATTCTCCATCTATTCTAAATGATACAGTTGGACTTGCTTCATTACAAGTAGCAGTAACTGGATAAAATGATGATTTTTGTATTAAACTATGTGAATTATTAGATATTGTTCTATACATAAAATCATTAACATTTCTTGTTAATACTTTCCTTTTCATAACATCTATATCTATCATATTATTTAATGGAATAATAGAAATTGCTTGTTTATTATTAAGAATATCATCTTTAGATGGAACAAACATAAATAAATAATCATTTTCGGATTTATTATTATTAGATGAATCATCTTTATTAACAAATCTTACAATACCACTATTACTATCTAAATAATATATAGGATGAGAATATGATTGTATCATACAAACAACAAATTCATTATTAATTGAAATATGATTATTAATAAATTTATTATTAATTTTTAATTGAAGTCTTTTATCTTCTTCTATATTAAATAATTCCATTGGTTTATCTTTTGTAGATGTTTCAAAAAATCGCTCTTCATCTGATTTTAATATAAAACTATTTTTATTAAATTTAGATAAATATCTTATTATTATAGGGTCTTTATTTGTCAATTTATAAACAGGATTATTTATTTTATCTAAAAAGTTACGGTCTAGTGATTCTTGAAAGTTTATAGATACAATTTGACACCCATTATCCCAATATGACTGTGGTTCATAATTAAGTGTAAAATTATCTTCTTTTTTATGAGGTATTATAATAGTTAAACCAACTTTATTAAAATGCAATAATGGATTTAGATATTCTTCTTCAACTAGGATATCATAAAATGTTTTACCTATTTTATTTTGCGTATTCGCTTTTTTTAATATATCTTCATAAGTTTTATAATTATTTCTAAATTTTTCATCATCTGCCCTTTGTAATTTTTGCGACAGTGTGTTTTCTATTGATAATTGTTTATCAATATCTTCATAAAATACACGCCTTACGAATCCAAGCTCTGGTAATATTATTGTTTCTAAAGGTGTCGTCGCAAAGTTGGATTTATTTAAAGATGATAAAAATAATATTTTTCTATTAAATATACATATTCTTTCAAATACAAAAGGGGTTTTTACATATTTATTATTTTTAACTACATAATCACCTAAATATGCGTTTATAAGTTCTCCTGTTCTCTTAAGTAAATGTTTGTTAGTACTATTAAAATCCAAATATATTATTAAAGGATAATTCATATTACTATTAAATGCTGATTTTCTAATTGTTTTTAATACATCGTCTAAAGTTAAGAAATTCATACTATCTCCCCAATTATTATTAACTTCTCCTGTTCCTACAATAGGTTCTGGAAAATCATTAGTAGAAGATGGATTTATTTGAAATTCTAAATACCTAGCACCAGTATCTATTACTTCTTTAAAAAATTCTAGGCTTAAATAATCGCGTTTTTGATTACCTATTAAAGGAGAATTAAAACTAGAAGAAATATAATAATCTACTAATTTATAATCAAAATCTTTATTTTTAATTTCTCTACATGTTGAAAGTGGTTTTAGGTCTCTTTTAATATATGGATTTTTTTTGAGTGTATCTCTATATTTTTCAACCATACTTGTTTTTTTTTCTTCAAATGTTAATTTAAAAAAAAATAATGTCAAAAGAATAATACCGATGCACGATATTAATACTAATGTTTTTTTTTCTTGTATTTTAGTAATAGATGCTTTTACATCTCTTTTAATACTATACATATTTTGAGTACTATATTTATATTATATATTATATATTCTATATTATATATTTTATATTCTATATTATATAAATTAATATAAGATTTTTAAAAAAGTATAAAAATTTAACTAGAAATTAATTATATATTTATTATATATTTATAAGTTTATCTATTAGTCCAGGATGTTTTACAATTACAACATACATATTGAAATATCATATCTTCTTGATTAATAATAAGGTAAACTACTTCATTTTTATTTTCACTTAATTGTTGCGATTTAGGATTTTTTGATTTTTCTAACAATGCACTACTATCTAATGTTGTATTTGTAATACATTCATCATTAGGACAAGTAATATTATTGACTCTAGGGAGGGTAGGGTCTTCACTTAAATATCTAATATTTTCGTTATGTGTTACTATATCTTTTTTATCATAATAGTTTTTATATATACAAAATTCGCCAGATTCCTCTTTATTTAATACGGTATTATATTCTTCTTCAAATCCGCAATTTTTACAAACATATATTAACTTATCTTGCTGTGTGGTTTCTTTCATTTGTAATGTTAAATAATTATCACATTCTTTACAAAAATTCATAATTACGTCAATATATTTTTTTTTAATACTAGACTACTACTTATTATTTATTTTTATAATAATAATATATAAAAAACTTTAATTTAAAAAATTCAATTTTAAAATTTAATCAATCTGATACAATTCTATAAAATGTTTTAAAGCATCTTCAATTTTATCATTTACTAAATCAGTTTGATTAGGATGTAAATTAACACTTGTTTTTATATATTTTAGTTTATCACTACGATTAGCATTTTCTTTAAACTTAGAAATACCTACTTTAATTTTATAAAAATTAATGTTTGGATCTATTATATCAAACATATCATAGTAAGTTGAATATAACGATGTTTTTTTAAAATTCTCTTTTGCGTTACTTAAAGTATCTTCTGTTACATCAATATCTTTAAATTGGTCATAAATAATATAAAAATATAATATTGTTAAATAATATTTTTTCTTAAATTCAAAATAATCTTTATAGTGTTCTTCATATTCTTTTGTTTTAAGTTTTATTTGATTTGCGGTATCGTATGGTAATATTTTATTTTTTTCTTCTTTTAACTTTTTTAATTCTATTAATTCCGAAGAATTAAGAGGATTAGATACTTGTTTAGCTTCTAATTCTTTAATTCTATCATTTATTTTTTTTAATATTGTTGATATATTAAAATCAGTAGAACAAATATTGTCATTTTCATTATAATAACAAACTGTTTCTTCATAACATTTATCTTTTTGACCATTAAGAGGCTTACAACTTTTAGTATCATATTTCTTTTTTACAGAACTATCTCTCCATTCAGTTAATGGTCTAAATTTTACCTCTTTTAGTAGTTCTTCTTTTTGTTTTTCTTTTTTATCTATTTCATCTGTTAATTTTAGATTATCTTTTTCCAAAACTGTTTTTCGGGAGGTTAATTTTTTTTTAATAGCAGCAGCAGTAGTAGCAGCTGGTATCTTAGTATTTATTGTATTTATTTCAGCATTATTATCGTTTATTTTTTCTTTTTTATCTTTAATATCCGATGTTAATTTAGAAATTTTTTTTGCTTGTACTAAAAAATTGTTTGCTTCTATATTTCTTTGATTATGTTTTTTGTAATAGTTTTTAAGTTCTGTCTCTGTTTTATGTTGCTTATCAAATTTTGGCTTACTATAATTTACTAAGTTTGTTGATTTCATTATGTGTTCAAGTTGTTGTTTATTAAATTTAAATTTTCTATCTTTATCTAAAATATTTTGTAATTTACCACCACCTCTCATAATTCCCCCGCTAACACTTGATGTTAAATTTGTTTTTTCAATTGGTATAGGAGCTGCTGGTGCTTTACTTACTTGTTGTTCAAAAACATTTTGGTCTGATTTTCCCACTCCAAGCCCCTCCGCTAATCCAATTCTTTTATTAGGGTCTGTGTTTGAATATGTACTTGTTTTAGTAAATAATTCAACAGCATTTTGATTACTAATATTTTCAAAATAATATTTTATACAGATTAATAATTTAGTGTTTTGTAGATGTGCTCTAATAATATAATTACTCATTAGTTTCAATATAGATGTATTTTGTAAATTTAAAAATCCCTCCTTTAATTTACGCAAATCCTTTACTATACCCCCTTGTGTTTCTTTAATACCATTCATAAATTGTTTAATATGTTCTAATACTCTTACAACATTAATATTTAATGTACTTTCATTAACCTGATAAAATATATTATAAACATTAATAATATCACCCTCAATTCTTTCTACGTCTTTTTTATAATCTAAACTTTTTATTGATGTATTGGTTTTTATACTATCTACTGATTGTTCTGGTACTAATTTTATGATTTCATTATAAAACTTATTAGTTTCTCCTTCCCATTCATTTTTAAACTTACTTATATCATTTGTATGTTTAAGACCAGATTTAGTAATAAAAGCATCAATAAATACAATATCATTATTTAAAGTATCGCCCGTAAATATATTTGCCCCTATTTTAGATTTAATATCAGTATAGATTGATTTTGCTTTATCATATTTTTTTTTACATTTATTATATTTTTTCCTATCTTCGCTACCTTCCGATGTAGATTCCGCTGATTCAATAATATTTAAAATTTGATTCATTTTATAATTAAAACTTTTTTTATCAGGTTCTGCCTTACCTTTCTTTGAACCATACATTAATTTATCTACAAATTTCATATAATTTTTAGATACACTGTCATATTTTTTTTTTATTTTTTTATATTTTTTCATTTTTTTAGTAGCTTCTTTTAATTTAATTTTAATTTTATTATTTGAATCTTGAATATTACCATCTAAAATTTTTATTTGATTGTCAAATAATGTTTTATCACCCTTTACTTCATCTCTTTTTTTTTCTTGATTAAATTTTTTTCTTTTGTTTATTAATAATGTATAGTATTGTTCTTTTAAAACTTTTAAATAGCTTTTTTTCATTACATCCATAATATTAGAAAATGGACCCAGATTTTTTTTAAGTTTAGAATCTAGTTTATCATATTTACTTTTTTTTTTATCTATAGATACACTAATACAACTAGAAAATATACCGCCACCATCTTGTTGTTTTAATAGAACCGGTTTTAAATTTTTCTTATTTTTGTTAATATTTATTGGAGTTTTTTTCTTTGATTTTAAACTACCCTTATATTGTTCTCCTTTTTTAGTATGCTTACGCTTTCTTGTATTCTTACCGTTTAATTTATTTTTATTCTTTAAATATGAAGTTTCTTTTTTTTGTTTCGTTTTTTTTCTTATAAATTGTTGTTTAATATTTTCCTTTTTAAACGCTTTATTTTTACTATAATTTGAATGAGAAACCATTGTATTTAATTTTATTTTTTATAGTATTAATTATTATTATTAAATATTAATATAAAAGAAATATAACAATAATTTAACAATATTATATATTAATATAACTAGAGAATAAAATATATATATTAAAACATAATTAAAATAATAAATACTATAAAAGAAAATTGATTTAAAATTTTTAAGAAATTTTTTATATTACAAATTACAAATTATAAATTATAGATTATAATTTAGATAATACAGATAAACAATATAAAATACTACTAAATAATATAAAACTTAGTTAAGTTTAAAATGTTATCGTTAGAAGGAAAATTATCAGATATATCATTTTGTGATAAAAAATGTAGTAATGTTAATAATAATGACTTTAAAGAAGAATTTATAAGATTTATAGATGATAAATATGATATTAAAGTAGTAGATAAGTTATATGTATTTTTAAATCCATCTATTTTAAAAAATGTGTTGTATCATCAACATTTATTAACACCATTAACAAATGGTAATCCATATCTTTTATATTTAACAAGAATAGATAATACCAATTGTTGTTTTTATATTGATAGAAAACTAAAGGGTGGATTTTCATTTCCTAAAATTCATTGTGTTAAATATCAGTTTGCTGATGAATTATATACAGATACTATGTTTTCAGGAGAATTGGTTCGTGATAAAAATAAAAAATGGTTTTTCTTAATAGATAATCTTCTTATTTATAAAGGTAAAAAAATGAATAATGAGAATATAGTATCTAAATTTGAAACTATTTATCATATTTTTAATAATAATTTTACACAAGAACCTACAATAGAACCGTGTCCTATTCAAATTAAAAAGTTATTTTCGTATTCACAAATTAAAGTTTTAATTAATAAATTTCTTCCTAGTCTTTCTTATCATTGTAAGGGGCTTGTCTTTTATAATTTAAATACAAAATATTCTAATTATTCAATGTTATTTCCTAGAAACCATATATACCATTTACAATCTAATGATGATATTGATGATATGATTAGAACACACAAACCAACATTATGGTCTAAAACAATTAATAAATCTACAGAAACTCATTTTGAACAATCAAATAATGATGAAATAATATCATCTAAAAATATAATTACAAATGAAGATATATCATTAGACATTACAAATAAGTCTCAAATTGGTGAAAATAATATGGTTTTTAAAGTTCTTCATACAGATATGCCTGATGTTTTTAATCTTTATATTTATAATGAAGATAAAACAGAACTTATTAAATATGATAATGCTCTGGTACCTAATATGAAAACAAGTAAATATCTTTATAAATTATTTATAAATAATAAAAATTCAATTAATATTTGTATGGAATGTCGCTATTCTAGTATATTTCAAAAATGGGTTCCTTTAAGAGATGTTTCTCTTGAACCATATACTTTAGATGATATTGAAAAACTATCTTATTAAACAATATATTATTCACCAATTTCTAAATCAGTTTCCATATTTCTTTCAACTAATTTTGATTCTAATAATTTTCTATTAATCCATTTATCTTTAAATTTTTGAGAATTTGGGTCAGGTAATAATTTTACTATATCTATATTATCTTCTTTAATTTGTTGTTCAATAAATTTATTAAAGTCTTTATTACTAGTTTGATTATCAAATTGAAGTAGTTTATCTAACATTTTATTATTTTTTTCTTGTTCATTAATAGTTAATCCATCAAGAGGTCTTTTTCTATAAAATTGAATTAAGTAATCTAATACTTCTTGCGGATAAGTAACAGTAAGACCAACACCATTTTTTTTATTAAGACGCCTTCTTCCTTCATATATTTGGTCTTGTTTATGTTCATTATATTTTTGTAATTTTGATCTATTATAATTAGATTTAATTATTTCTTTTCTATCTAGTTCACCTTCTAATTTTTTTACTTCGTTTCTCAAACTATCTAGATTTTGCTTATTTTTATTAATAGTATTAAGTTTTGTTCTAATTTGTAATTGATTAAAACTATTATCTTTAATTTTATTGTCATCACTAAATGTTTTAATATTTTTACATTTCCCTTTTAATTTATTGTATGCTTTTATGTTATTTTCATATAAAGATACATTAGGGGCACAGGGCTCTATTTCATATATGTGTTTGTTTGTTAAATTTTCACCCACGGCAAATACTTTAAATGTTTTATATATAGGATGTTGATATATATTATAAGTGTTACCATCAATTCCTTTCATAGAAGGCATTATTGGTTTATTATTATCATCTCCATAAAATTGTTCTGTTTTAAAACAACATCTCCTTGGAACTTTAACATAATTACTTAATATATTATTTTCAGTATTAATAATATCACCCGTATCTAATATATCTCCAAAAATAATATGTGTATCGTCATCTAGTGGGTCATTCATTCTTATAAAGTTTAATGGTATTTTTAAGAAAAAATTGGGATTATTTAAAATATAATCTAAACTATTTTTAAAATTCTCAATTTTATCTTTAACTTCACTAAAATCAAGATAATTTTCTAGGTTTATTTTTAAACTAATATTATTAATATCTATATTTAGATTATCAACAAACTCACCTAAATCAGTAGCAACATCTTCATTATTAACCTCATTATAATTAATAGTTTCAGTAGTAGTAGTACCATCATTATTATATTTTATATTTAGAGTGTTTTCTTCTTCACCAACGTCTATATAATCATATTCAGTTTCAAGATAAGGTATTTCAAATTTAGTTTCTAGTACAGTACCTTCAAATAATATTATTGTATATATTTCTATATTATAAAAATCTATTAAACTATTAATTATTTGTGCGCTATTTTTATTTTCATATTTTAGTTTTTTTAATACATTATTTTTAAATTTAAATTTATTATTATTGTCTATTGTAACAGTTTTACCTCCTTCTTCCATTGTAAAAGGGAATGGTATATTATCAGAACCTATTTTATAACCAGCATAAATTCTTTTAGTAAATGTTTTATTTTCTACTCTTCTACTATCTTCTAATCTCTTATATAATATCATAGCTATTTGTGATTTAATATTTAATGTATTGTTTTCAATATCGTTAAAATATATTTGTAATTCTTCAATATATGTAACGGTATTTATAATATTAAATGCGTCAGAATCATCTTTTCTTTTATAATCTAAATCATTTAACACTTGAGAATTATTTTTTCCTAATAAGTCTTCGTCTGTTTTTCCTTCTGTAAAAAAATTATATATTTTTTTCATATTATTATTTTTATAAGCATCATTTTTATTGTTAATACCCAATAAATTTAAAAATATTTGAGTATAATCTTTATCTTCATTATAATCAAATTGTTTTTCAATAATATCAAATTCTTCAATTCCATTAATATCTTGTTTTTTTTTAATATCATTTTCAGTTAATTCCAAAGCATTTTCTTTTTTTAATATAGGATTTAATAAATGTGGGACATTTTCATTATTAAATATAATTTCATTATTATCATCAAACGATAGTTTTTTACTATTAATCTTTAAACATAAATCACCTATTATTTTACTATTTTCAGAAACATTTGTTCTTAAAAATATATTTATTACATCTTTAGATAATTGAGTATTATCTTTTGAAGGTTGAATATAATAAGTTGAATATAAGATGTTTAGTTCATTTCCTCCACTTTCCTTTATATTATCAGATAAACTAACTCTATTTAATTCTGGTTTATCAAATTTTTTACCTAGTAAAACATCAACTACCATTCCATTAGAAAATCCCTCTTTGTTAGTAAATTTGTCTTTATTATTACAATAGCATCTAATCAATACTAATATTAGTATAAAAAATATACCAAGTATAACATATTTTAATTTGTTTTGTTGGAAATGATTGTAAGATAACATATCTTTCCTTTAAATATATTTCTAACTTTATATTTTACTATATATATAATATAATATAAATATTAATAAAAAATAAAAAACATTTAAAATAAAACATTTATTTAAATAAATGAAATTATGTATATTATTCTACTTATTCTCCTAAAGCACCAACAGCATTAAAATCTTTAACACTACCTATTTCTGGATTATTAGTATTTATAATTTCTTTGGGAGCTGTAATATTATTTTCTTTTTTTTTTATAACATTTAAATCAATATTAAGTTTTGATTGTTCGTTATGGAATTTTTTAAGAGCTTCTTTAACTTTAAATTCTTCTCCTCTCATTTTCTGATATCTAGCAACATTCAACATATCTTCTTTCTTTAATTGTACTTTTCGTTTTTCTCTTAATTTATTAACAACGCGTTCTAAATTTTTATATTCCTCGTGTTGTTGTTCTAGAATTAAATTATATTTTTTAAATTGTTCTAATTTTTGAGCTTCATTATTAATATCTTCTTGATATGATAAAGCTTGACACGCTTTTTGAACATCAATTGAGTTTTGTAAGTCTTCTAATAATACTTCTTTCATTTCCTTTAGTTTTTCTCCTTCCATATTAGTATCATCAACTTCCATACTATTTTGGAAACCTTCAATAACGTTTTGAGATGATACATTACCGTAAACACTTATACTATTTATAAAATACTTTTTATTATCAATTTCTTCTGGATTAATAAATGTAACAATTTTCAAAATATTTGTTAATACGGGTTTTTCTAAATAATAATCTTTTTCTTTAATACCATCTTTCCCTCCTTCATAAAATCCATCTTTTGGGAATGTTTCAAAGCCATTACTAGATGTGCTAATTCTAAAATGAGGAATATTTGTTTTTAATTTAAAACCGTGTAATTCAACTTTTTTTGGTAATTTAACTGTAATGTGAGACCTTTTATTATTTTCTTTATCAACTAATAATTCAGTAATTTTGTTATTATTATGATCAAATAATTGAAGATTAGATATTCTTGTGGCATCTCTGTTACATTTTAATTGTTTACACCTATTATTTTTAATTTCTACTTTAATAGGTTTTGTTCTTTCTATATCTGTATTTGTAATTTTAATTGAAGAACCCTTTAACACAGAAGTTGGATATATGCTATTATATTGATTAATATTTTCTTTAGAATATTGTAAAACTTGTTTTAATAATTTTTTAGGATTATCTACACGAAATAATTGTTTATAAACATTACTATTTTTATTAGCAATATCTACACGGCATTTTGCAAAACCCTTTAATAATATATTTTCTATGTTTTCATCTTTATTAAACTTTATAATAATATGACCATTTGGTAATAATACTAAACCATCACTTTTATTATCTAAATAAAGTTTATTTTTTTGAGTATTATTATTTACAGTATTTGTATTGAAATCACCTTCTACTTTACTAATAGTAATATTATTTTCATCTACAGGAATTATTGAATTACCTTCATTACTAGAAATATTATTTTCATTTCTTTTAGTACCTTTTAATGTTTTATTTAACATATTATCTAAAGCTTTAATACTTTCATTATTGTTATTGTTATTTATGTTATTTTGAAATGCTTCTCGTTTATAAAGATGTTCTTTATATTTAGTATGACAATGGTAAATAACAACCACTAAAATAATAACTACAATTAAAAAATATGTTAAATTATTACTTTTAGTTTGTTTATTACTTTTAGTACTTTTATTATTCATATTTTTATTATATAAATATACTTAATATTTTATTATTACTATTATCTTATAAAAATATTAAAAATTTAAAAATAAAAAACATTTTTTATTTATTATTATATTTATTCATTTTAATCTCTAGAGCAATAAATGTGTTCTTTTAATGGTTCCCATCTATGCGATTTTTTAGTTTCACACGGTGTAACACTTAATTCATTATTAAAAATACCAATACAATTTTTATTTTTTTTTGATTTAATTAAATTAAATGGATAATTAACAATTGCTGGTAATGTCTTATTGCTTAATATACCTTTTTCTAAATTATTTTTATACATTGAATCATTAGTTATATTTACTAAATCAAATTTTTGTTGATCACTATCACTACCTTGGTCACACTTTTCTAAGTTATAAGTACCATTTGAGTTTACAGATAAACATTTTTCAGTATCATTATCTTTATTTAATTTAACTAAATAATCATCTCCATCTTTATTTTTTTCTATAACTAATTTTGTTCCATTTTGAAGAGAACGAATAGAATTAAACTCTTGTTGAGGCATATTAAATTTATTAAGATTATTTAAATATGCTAGTTTGTCTTTAATAGATTTAATTATTGTGTTACTATCATCTATAGCGTCTGTACGTTTTTGGTCACTATCTATGTGTTTTTGATTTATAGCATCATTTATTTTTTTATAATATTCAATATTATTTTTATATTTTTTATTTTCTTGGGTTGTTACATAATCTTTTAAATCCTTTCTGTCTTCTTTTAACTTCTTAATTCTACAATTTATTTTTTCTTCATGAGATATAGTAGGATCAGTATATGTATCTTCATCACAAACAACATCTTCAAATGCTTCAATATTATTTCCTCTTTTCTTTTTACAATAGTCTGTTACAATAAAGAATATTATTAATATAAATAGTAATCCTATTATATTATTTGATTCCATTTTCAAATTAATTTAAATATTAATTTAAATATTAATATTAATTATTTAATACTTATATATAAATTAGATTATTATTTTTTTTTCCATTTGTCTTTATTAAATCTTTCTCCTAATTCATATTCATAATTATGGTCTTCTGTTCCAGTACAAATTACACATTTTTCTCCCCTTTTCCCTTTTCTACCATTAAATCCCTGTGGGCCTCTTTCTCCAATAATGTTATTTTTATATGATTTCATAGAATTTAATGCTATTAAAAATATAATATTTAATAAAAATCCCAATATTATCCACTTAAAATAATATATAGATTGTGATTTATCCTTTACTATGTTTTTAAAATTATATATATAATCTGTAAAAAATATTACAAGTATACCAATACCTATTATTAAACATGCACAAAATATTATTGTATATTTTTTAAAATTATTTTGATTAATATTATCTATTTCGGCACTCATTTTTATTTTAGACTTTTATTTAAATGAAATATATTAAAATATTATTTTTTAATTATAATATATTATATATTTATATATTATCTATAATCTAAAATCTAAAATCTATATTCTCCAAATTTTTAATTAATTAAAATGACTACTAATGTCAAGATAGAAGATATTACTGAAAAACATATAAATGATGTTAAAACAGAAAAAAATTCAACTAAAAACTTAATAAATGATAAACTAGATAAATTATTACTAGAATTAAAAATTATTTCAAATATTAAAGAATATGATAAAATATGTGTGCGTGATAATATTATGATTGATACACCATATTTACTTCAATCTGTTTCTAGAACTTATAATGGTGATAGCAGAGAAAAATCAATTAAATATATTCAAAAAATAATAGATGATATATTTGAAATATTGGATAATTTACTTGAAGATGCTAAAAACCCCCTTCCTACTCATGCATCTATTCATTATTATTCAAACAAAAGTCAAATGGAAAAGGTTGATTTTAAAGATGAAACTATCACAATTTACCAAAAAACAAATCAAAACTTAACTGAATCAATTAGTGGTCTCCAGAATTTGAAAATAACCTATTTAAATGATATATCAACAACAGCTAAACTAGATATGTTAATTGTAAAAATTCAAAACCGCATCAACAAAATTAATAGTATGATGGTTTTAAAAAATTAAATTTTTAATTTTTACTTATTTTATAATATATTTAAGTTACTTTTTATTAATATTCATATGGTTCATAATTATTTTGAAAGTATGTTTATAATTTTTGTAATATTTTCGTTTTGTTTATTAATTTTGGAATCTAATTCATATAATAAAATAGAAGTATCATATGATATATCATCTGATTTTTTTATAATATCATATTTTACAGTAATTAAAAAAACAAAATTTGTTATTATGAATAATATAATAGTTATAGAAAATATAAATAATAATTTATTAGTATTTGCTTTTGCTAACATTTGATTTATTTGATTATTTATATATATATATATATATATATTAATTATAAATAGTAAATTGTTATAATATTATATATTATAGATTAATAAACAATATATAATATATAAAATACAATTATGTCGTATAGGCAAGTTAATTTTCTTCATATGTTGTTGTTGGGTCCCACAATGATATATGCGGGTAGTTTAAGTAAAGAACAGTTAGGAGATACAAAAAATAAATCGATTGATGCTGTATTTAGTTCTATTATAGTATTTGCTCTTTTTATTCCATTTATAGTAACAAATCGGTTTCTAGGTAAAATATTTAAAACATCTAATGATGCGAATAATACAGATAACCCAAATGAAACAAGTAATAATGATAATAAATTAACGAATAGAGATTGGATACTTTTAACACATTATTTGGTGTTTTTTGGATTATTTCTTTATATAGGAAGTAGAGGAAGAAAAATATCAAAATTCTTACAAATTATTTCTATTGTTATAGGTGTTTCACAAATTGTATCACATATGTATTATTTATTTAAATAAGATTAAGTTAATAAAAATATATAAAATAATTTTATATATTATAAATAATAACACTAATTATATAAAACAAATAATATGACTACTAAAATAAAACCAAAGACAATTCACTTTAAAGATTTTCCTGACTTTAAACCTAATTTAACACCAAAACAAATATTTCAATTAGGTTCATTTGGTGGAACATATTGGAGACCTATTCATAAAGATAAAAAAACCAATAAATATAAATATAAAGACCAACATAAAGAATTCCCCGCTAGTTGGTGGAAGGGATTAACAGGCAATCAACTTACTACTCCTTTTGAAAACTATGATAAATCCCTAAATACATATAAAGTTAAAGTTGGAACAACCCTAGAATTTTGGATAAAAAAAAAATGGATAAATGATAAATATGACCCATATGGTTGGGTTCAATGGTATTGTCGCTTTTATCAAGGCAGACGTTGTGAAGATGATAAACGTCAAATAGATAGATGGAAAGGTATTGCTAGTGAAAACGGACGCTTTCGTAAGTGGTTAGTAACAATGATATTAAAAAAATCCAATTCAGAACAAAAATATAATAATTTCAACGTTTCGCCAAAAATACGACAAACACTTCAACATTGGGGATATCAATTAACGAAAACTGATTTTGATAAAGAAATTAAAAGTCGCAAAAAATAATTCAAAACTTTAAAATAAATATAAGATTAAACTATAAACCTTTAAAATAGTATCTGAATTTGAGTAATTTACTTCGATGTTTCTTTGTAAAGTCCCGATATAATTTGTCCCATTTATCACACCATTCGTCGCGTTTATAATTACTCATATTCATAATATAATTACTAGATGAAATATATGGTCTTCGCATTGTTGCTCCACCTGATACAAAAAAGACCATATCCATTACATTCTGATACATAACCCATTCATAACTATCACAACTAAATTCCATAAACCATTTAAATCCCTCTTTTGGTGCGATTCCACTTAAATTCATATAATTACCAACTACCATAAGACGCAAAATATGATGTAAATAACCAGTATTAAAACCATTGACTATTGCGTCATCAACTGGGACACTGCCCGTTTTACCAGTATACCATGCTTTAGTTAATTTTGTAGTATTACCGAAATAATTTACTTTATTAAAATCATAGTATATGTAACAATAACGTTGATATTCTCTCCAAAATAATTGTCTAATATATCCTTCATAACTGTTTAGAGGGATTTTCTTTTTATATTTTTTAATTATATCAACAATATCATTTGGATTTATTAATCCAATATTTATTGAACTAGATAGAAGTGAATGAAATAAGAAGTTTTCTTTATCGTCAATATGGTCTTGATAATCACCGAATAATTTAAATCGTTTTTCAATAAAATCCAATAACCATTTTTTCGCAGTAGTGTGTGAAATAGGATATATAAATTCAGCTAGATCACTATTACCGTAATTTTTAGGGAAATGTTTTTCTACATATTGAATGGCTTCTTTTACATATTTTAAATCTGTTTTATTACTAGGAACTGGGGGTATTTTCATATCTTTAGGGAGTTTTTTTCTATTTGATTTATCTTGTGATTTAACACCAGGTAAAATATTAGTTTCCTTTTTACTCCACATATAAAATCCATTAAAGAAGAATTTATCTGTTTTCTTTCTATATTTTAAATGATGTTCTGTTTTAAGTAGAAAATTAGGGGAATCTAAAACTGTTATATCACCCTTTAATTTTAATATATCTAGTTTATTAATTGGGTCAAACATTTTTATTTCAACTCCCTTTTTTAGTTTTAATGGACTATTAAATTCGAGATAGGAAACATTAAACTTGTTTTTTTTTAAATAATCTAGATAGTACTTCATACTAGCACGATGTAATATTAATTTCTTCTTATTGTATTTATAATCTTTGAAAAAATGCGGATGTTCGTATAAAAGATATTCTTCTTTCTTATCTAGGTGTTTTTTATCAAACAATTGATTAGGTAACAATAAAAACATTGTTAATATTTAATATTTAATGTTTTTTATTTAATATTTATTATTTATTATAATATAATTAAATAAAAAAACATTAAATAAAAAACATTAAACATTATAAAGACATATTAAAAATCCTACCACAACTTTCTGCTAAATTATTAACATTTAATACAGTCATTACTGGTACTCCGGTAGGCATTTGTAGAGTAGATTGTATATTTACCATCATATCAATATCATTTTCAAAGGGAGGGCAAGCCATCACCGGAAAATGTGTATTCGCTGCTACAACACCACTTAATGCGTTGCTTTTACCAGCAACTGTAACCCAAATAACACGATAATAATTAGTATTTATATATTCTATAATATCTAAAACTAATTTTGTGTTTTTATGTGCTGAAGCAACACAATATCCTCCTATAATATTAGTCAATTTCATATATTTCATAATTTTATTTGCGTGTTTTATATCGATGTCAGAACCTATTAAAATCATTACGAATGGATATGATTTAGAAATTAAATTATGATAAAATAATGGTATAATTCTATGATGATTATTAATATCGTTGCCATATATTTTATCACATAATTCTTCTCCTGTAATTTGATTTACATTATAATTTATTTCACCACAACAAAATAATTTATAAAGTTTCTCATACATAATCATCATTTTATTTTTAATATCTTTTGGTATATCTGGTATTTTATAATCTGTTCTATTTCCAGTATGTTTCAAATGTTCTGCTATTTTATTAACAAAATTAATATCTTTTAGATAATTTCTAACAACATCTTTATCTAGGTTAACAATTTTTGTATCATTGATTAAATGATTATGATATGATTTTTTAATCCAATAACGCGATGAATCGGGGGTATGGATTTCATCAATTAAAATAATATTATCATTTTCATCAAATCCAAATTCATATTTGGTATCAACTAAAATAAGCCCTTTTTCACCAGATAATTGGCGACCTCTTTCATAAAGTTGTATCGCTTTTTCTTGAATAAAATCACTTTGTTCTCTTGTTAAAATATTTCTTCTTACTATTTCATTTATAGAAATTGGTTCATCATGTTCATCTTTTGTTGTTGGTGTAATGATAGGTTTATTAAATTGTTGGTATTCCTTTAAATTATCTTCAAGTCTTACGCCACAAAATACGCGTTCTCCGTTAGAATATTGTTTCCAACAACTTCCAGTAATATATCCTCTTACAATAACTTCCAATTTAATAGGCCGACATTTCTTTACAAGCATATAATTATCGTGATGATTTAAATAGTGATTATCAATTATATTTCTAGTGTGTTTAAACCAATATGATGATATATTTGTTAAAAAATATCCCTTGTTATTAATACTACAAATATTATAATCAAAAGCACTACATCTATTACTAGTTAAAAATAAAATAAAATCCTTGTTTTCAACTTCATTGCGAACATTATAAATATCACGTACTTTACCTTGATGTTCTAAAGTTAACCTTATTCGATTATCAAAATTAATAGCATCAAATTTAAATTTATTCATATTTATAAAATGAAATAAATACTATAATAATTTACAATTGTAACTATTTAAATTAAAAAAATTATAATATAATGAAATTATATTTAAACAAACTTTAGTTTATAAATAATAAATAAAATATAAATTAAATGTATTTATAAATTTATAAAATTATGACTTCAAATCAACAATTAGTGACAGAGCTTTATGCTAGCAATAAAAAATTAAATGAAAAAGTACAAAATCTTTCTCGTAAAGTAGAAACTGATAACAAAGAAATGTTAGGACAATTAAAAGAATTAAATAGCAGTATGAAATGTCTTTTATTACAAAATAAAAAATTAATTGATAAAATAGATAAAGATAGTGATAGTGAATTAAAAAACAAATTTGAATCAAATAAAGAAACAATGAGTAAACTACTATCATCTATTAGTAAAATTAACAAGAATAAATCGTAATGATGATTCATAATAAATTATTACTAAATAAATAAATTTAAGTATCCTATATATAAATATTTATATTAAACTTAATCTATACTTTTTAATAATGTTTTTTTTTGATATCGAAACTACAGGTCTTCCTAAAAAAGATAAAACGTCTAAAGATAAATACTTTCCACCAGAAAAATTAGAAGCATATAACCCGAGTAGAATTGTTTCTATATCTTGGATAATTTATGATGATGTTGGTAATTTAGTAAAAAAGGAATATTATATTGTTAAACCAGATGGATTTATTAGTCATCCTAAAGCACTCGAAGTACATAAAATAACTTACGAAGAAGCAGAGAAAAATGGTATACCAATAATTGAAATATTTAAAAAAATGAAAAATGATTTAATGAATGAAAATACTATAATAGGATATAATGTAAAATTTGATTGGAATATTACACGTTCGGAAGCAGTTAGATATAATGATTTAGAATTACTTGAAAAATTAAACACAGTTAATGTTGAATGTAGTCAGAGAGTAGCAATAGATAATATACCAGATTTAGTATGTAGATATAAATTTTATCCTAAAATGGAAGAAGTTATAAGACATCTTTTTACTAATAAAATAGGCGAAACATTTAATACAAGTCATATTGCTTTAGATGATACATTTCAATGCGCAAAAATATATTTTTACATAAAAAAAAATATAGTTTTAAATAATTTATAAAATTTTTATTTATTTTTATTTTTATTTATTTATTTTTATTTATATTTATTTATTTATAATGGTGTCATAATTTTACCATAAATATCACCATAATTATCTTTAAATTTAAGTTGATAGTCATCGCTCATAAATGAATCGTATTTAGATTTTAAAATTGTTTCAAATACGACTCCTACAATTACATCTTGTAATTCAATTTTAAATTGATCTTTTTTTCTAATATTAGGACTTTCCTTTTCCCTTTTAGATTGATAATAACGATGAGTTATATTAACAGCATTATCACCTTTAAACCTACAAGAAATTGGAATATCTTTATCAATCTCAAAGCGTTCGTGGGGAAGAATAGTTTGAATTCTATTTTTTCTATATAAATCATAAATATTATTAGAATATGTATTAATAGCTTCATAAAATTTTTTAAATAAAGCATTATATTTTCCTCCTTTACCATCTAATCTGGTGTCGCTATCATAATATTTATAAAAATCTTGAAACAATTTTGTTCTTTCACCTTCATCCTTTTTAGTAAACAAAAGTTTAAGAAAGAGTTCATAAAACAATTTTCTCTCATTTTCTGGTGTAATTACCATACTACAAGAACTTCTCAAATCACAAATATATTGATATTGGTTATTAATTATTTCTTGATGTATACGATTGGAATATTTAATAATAATACCCTTTTCTCCTTGTGAAGCATTTTGTTTTGTTAAAATATCAGTAATAAAACTTTTAATATCAACTCCTGTAGGAATAACATAGTATTGCGGACCTTGTATAATACCACAACCTATATTGTAAAGAAATGATACAACATCATCTGATTTATAATAATTAATATGCGATACTATTAATTTTGTTTTAACAAATTCTTGTAATTCTTCCCGTTTTTCTTCAAAATCAGAAGTTGGAAGTTCTTTCAATTGTCTATTAAATAATTGAAATTCTTCTTCTTTATCTTTAATTTCATATGCTGATATTAAATGAATTTCATTTTTAAAAACTGTTGGAAATGGTGTAAAGTTTAGTTTCATTAGAAAGTTAAAGCAAAATCGAGTTTTTGGATTAGTTTTACTAATATCAAAAAACTTAGATAATCCAAAACCTACCTCATCTAAAGTTTTAAAGAAAAGGTCATAATGTGTTTCTGTTGAATCATATGATGTTTCTGCGTTAAATGTACCAGATGTTCTTACTGTAATAATTACACCATTTTGAATAACAAGAATAATATTAGTTCCATCTTTAATTTTTTCAATAGATATAATATCCTTAAATGTTTCTTCAGATTCAACATCATATTCTTCTGTTGTTCCATCTTCTGTTCTTTTAATAAGATTATGTTTAAAATCAAGAATTTTAAATGTTTTAGAACAAAATGATAATGTAAATCCTTCTTTTTCATAATACCTTTTTGATAAAACAACTACATTTGTTTTAGTATCGACTTTAAACCTAGTATTTTTCTCTTCATATAAATATGTTCTTAAATAATCAAGAAATGTATTAAAACCTTTTTTCGGATCACATTTTTTCCCTTCTCCCAAATTAGTATATTTTAAGTGAGCTTCAATAATCGCATTATAAAATTCTTGTACTTTTTCTATTTTTGCTGGTTCATCAACATGTGAAAGATTACTACAATCCTTAATAGCAGGGTCAATAGGTTGTTCTATAAGTGGAATACTCATTTTTTGTTAGAAAATAATAATTTAAGTATAAATGAAATAAAATTTCAATTTTATTTGATTAAAATATAAATAATACTATAAAAATAAGTATTTAGTTACAAATAGATTAATATCAAATATGATATGAATATAGTAACTAATATTGTTTTAAATTTAGTTTTTAATAGTATTTTATATAATCTAGTATTATTAATGTTTAAACACTTAAAACACTTACTTTCATTCAACTTACCTACTATATTACTTAATAATAAAATCTCAAATGTTAATATAAAAAGTAATATAAAACTATAAATTCCACCTAATATTGGTATTTTAACTAAATATTTATTACAAGGTATAATAACATTTAATATACAAAACAAAATCATAAATAAACTTATGTATTTTAAAATAGATATTTTCCGTGATTTATAATCCAAATTACATTTATTTTCTTTTAAACAAGATTGATATTTTTTAATTTTCTTTGTTAAATTATAAATATAATAATTATAAATTATAAGAAGTGAATAGCATAATAGTTTTATAATGGTAATGTTTTTCATTTATGTTACTAATAATAATAATAATAATCTAATATATAATAACTTACTATAATTTGTTATAATTATAATTATAATATATATTATATAAAATAATAAAATGTTTGACTTCTTTGAAAATGATAAGAATGATGATTTTTTTGAAAGTTGTGATATAGAAATGAAAGAAATTAATGACTTATATAATAAATGTGAAAATTTACATAATGAAAATGAAATAATTAAAAAAAAAGAAAATGATATATATATGGTTTATATTATGTTTAATGTAGTAATATATATGTTAATTATTGGTTCTAATATGAAAGAATATTTAAAAATATATTATATAGAAAAAATGTTTCCAAAACAACAAGAAATATATATAGATAAATTTTATAATGTAAATATGTTAGATTAATTTATTTTTAATTAATTGATTTTAACTCTTTTATGAATTCTTTTTGTTGTTCCATATTATTTTGTATTCCTGTTAATTTACGAATTATACTATTACAACCTGGAGTAAATATATTAGTAATTAAAGCATCTTCCGTTTTATATTTAGATGATTTCATATTAATAATTATTTTTTCTTCCAATGGATGAATTCTCTTATAACCAATATAGTCTAATTCTGGTTCTTCAGTATCACAAAATTTATTAAAGAATGATTCTTGAATAATATTACCTAATGTATCATTTTCATTAATAACAATAATTTGAAATCCATCAGGTATATTAGATGACGGGCTAAATTTAATAATATTATCATTATATGATTTAACATTAATAAGAAAATTTTTAACTTTATCAATCAATGATTGATTACCCCTATGAAATATAACTAAAGGCGGTATTACACCAATACTTTCTAGATGAAACACAAAATGAGTTGGTTCTCCTTCATCATTTTCATAATAATATCTTTCCTTTAATGTTGTATTAAAATATCGTGATAATTGTTCATTTGTTTTAGGAGTTAATTTTTTTTCTTTCATATCTGCTAGTTCGTTTTCAATATATTCTTTTTCTGCTTTTTTTGCTTTTTCTTCATTGACTTTGTATGAATATGAAATACTTGCAACAGGGCTAAATCTACTATTTTCTTCTCCCTGACTTAATACAGCCTTTGCTTTAAGGTGAAACTTAATTTTTTTACCTTTGGAATTGAGCAATTCTTCTTTATAACTGTCTAATTTATAATTAATAATATTATAACTTGGTTTTAATTTTGTAATTGTAATGTAATCTCCACTTATTGGATCTTTGGGAAATATATTTTCAACTTCTTTTTCAGATAAATATTTGTTAGTACTAATTTGTAATATTTTAAAATCTTTACTAGTAACGAATTTAGGGAAATTACTTTCATTACTTACATCAATAATAAACTCATAATCATCTATTTTAAAATTAATATTTGGAATATGAATAGGAATCATACCTATTCTATGACAAATAATTTGATTATTAAGAGCAGTATCATTTGTAATAATATTTACATCATTTTTTTCATATGGTTCAGTTCTAAATCCAAATGATTTAGTTTGTGATATCATTGTTCTTCTAATCGCATTTAAAGTACTAATATCAATATTTGTTATTTCAAAATTAACATTAGTATTAGTTTTATCCCAAGTTTTAGTATATGGATATTCTATAGAAGAAATATAGTTTGTAGACATCTTTAATAAATTATATTTTATTAATAATAACTTATATTTTAATAACTATATAGAATTATATAATAAAATTAAAACTTTTTTAAATTCAATTTTATGTTTTAATATTTTTTATGTGTTTATATAATTTTATAAATATGTATCTAAAATCTTTTTAAATAAATTTTAAATATGTCGTTAAAAATATAAAATAAATTTAATTAAAAACTATAAATATAATTTTAATTTTAATAAATATTTTAATTAAATATTTTTAATAAAAAAAGTATTAAATAATGAGTAAAGATTTTATATTTTATAGTAATTATTGTCAACATTCTAAAAAATTGTTAGATATGTTAAGTACAAATAATATGTTAGAACATTTTGAATTATGTTGTGTTGATTCAAATGATGTTCAATTACCAGATTTTATAGAAAGTGTTCCTACATTATATATAGTTTCTCAAAAGAGAGTATTGATTGACGAAGGGTTATTTCATTATATAAATATTAAAATCAACAAAAATCCAGCAAATAATCAATCGCCACAACAACCACCTCAATACACACAACAACAACCACAACAACAACAACAACCACAACAACAACCACAACAATCTCAAACACCTCAAAACATACAACCACAAACTTCTAATGATGATAATATTTCTGGATATTTTAATAAAGAAATGGGTGGAAGTTATTCTGATAATTATTCCTTTTTAGAAGGTAATCAAACAATAGAACATTCTTATTCATTCTTAGGAGGTAATACAGACCAATCACAATCACAACCAGAACAACAAACACAACAACAAAATCCTAATATTATTTCAGAACAAAAATCTAGTAAAGGAGCATTAATGGATAAAGCATATGAACAAATGATACAAGAAAGAGGGTCTGATATGCCTAAAGCAATAGGACAAATGAGAGTTTAATTATGCGTAATAATATTTTTTTATTTTTCTTATAGTAATAATAAATTAAATTAAATTAAATTTTTAATTATTATTCTAATCTTTCATTTCTAATTTCTAATTTCTAATTTCTAATAAATCAAAATGGATAAAACATATATTGATTATTTTAATTATTATATAAAACAATTTCTAAATGAAATTATATCTTATTTTCCATATACAAAATCTATGATTTTGGAAAACTACCGAGCTATATTAGAAGGTACTGATGATAAAAATGATCTATATGTCAAATATTTTATGACAAAAGCAAATCAACATTTATTCTCAATCGCCAAAAAAGATGTGACATTATTTGATAATAAGGTATTATATTTAATAGAAGGTGTGAATTTCCACGATTTATGGAATTCTAGCGACTCTAATGATAATAATAAACAAGCAGTTTGGAAATATCTACAACTTCTTGTTTTATTGGGTAGAAAATGTGTTCCTAATAAGAGTGAAATAGTATCTATGTTAGAAAGAGTTGGAGGAACTATTGAAGCACCTGACCCATTAGATAAAACTCTCGAAAAGGAAGAAAAAGAGGAAAAAGAAGAAACATCTGGATTTGGTAGTCTTCTTAAGGGATTGGGAGATTTAACTAAATTAGGTAAAGGATTAGGTGGTGGTGGTAAAGGAGGATTAGACCTTGGTGGTTTAGGAGAAGGTCTTGGTGGAATTATGAAAATGGCTCAATCATTATCAGAAAGTCTTAAAGATGTTGACTTATCTAAACTGCAAGAACAAATACAAAATGTAGATGAAGATGATGTTAATAACGATGAAACTGAGAATAACAATGATGATGATAATAAAGAATCTTCTAGTAATAAATCAGAAAAAAAATCCAGTAATCCAATTAATGATATGTTAGGAGGTTCATTATTTAGTGATTTAGCAAATGAAATGGCTAATACTTTTAATTTTGATGAAATAGAAGCAGAAAGTGATAATGGTGTACCAGATATTGGTAAAACTCTTGGTAATTTTATGAAAGGAGATAATCCTGCTAAATTTATGAACCTTATTAGTAAATTTGGAAGTAAATTAGAAAGTGATGTAAAAAGTGGAAAAGTTAATCAAAAAGATATTTTAAGTCAAACTTCTAAAATGATGGGTAATTTAGAAGATGCTGGTGTTTCTAGTGAAGAAATTCAACAACAAGCATCACAAATGTTTGGTGCTAACTCCCCACAAGCAAATCGTGTAAAAAACAATATGAGAGGTCAACACGCAAGAGAACGTCTTCAAAAGAAATTAGCAGATCGTAATAAAGATAAATAAATTTATCTTCTATTATTTATTCTTTTAATTTTTTTTCTTTTAGTTTTTACTACAAAAAATATTATTAATACTAATAATACTAGAGAACCTATAGATATACCTATTATAGCACCTATTGATAATTTATTACTTTTTTCTGTTTCTGTTGTATTTATTGCTCCTGTTGTATTTATTTCTCCTGTTGTATTTATTTCTCCTGTTGTATTTATTTCTCCTGTTGTATTTTGCATTAAATTAGGTTCTAATTCTGCTACTGCTTTAATAAATTGATTTATTAAAACACCTATATCAACATCTGCCATTTCTAAATTATTATTAAATCTTTCTAATTTGTTTTTTGTATTTTTAAACTTTGATATTTCTGTATTTGTGTTTGATATTCCAGCATTTATTTGTTCCATATCTCCGTTTAAAAACAAATTAGAAATTTTTATATGATCTTCATAATCCCCAAATTCTAGATATGTTTCATTTATTTTTTTAATTAATCTGATATATATATTATAATAGAATTTAATTGTTTCATATTTTACTTTATCATCATTATATTTATCTAATAATTTATCTTCTAAATCAATATCTATGATTAATTCTTTTTCTTCTAAATAATTATCTATATCTTCATTAACTAATCTATCAATAAAATTAATAAATAAATATTTTAAACCAAAATTATATCCTGAATTATTTTTATAATTATTAAATTTTTTGATATTATCTTCATTATCAAATTCAGTGTTTTCATCTAAAACTAAATCGTATGAATAGCCAATTTCCTTTTCCTTTTTAACAAAAGTATAAATATTTTTATTTATTTTTTTAAATATTATTTTATCTCCTTTAAACGGAATATCATATGTAAATATATAGAATATACATATAATTTTAAATAAATTATATTCATAATTATTCTTTTTATAAATTAAATCTATATATTCAATTTGTTCTTTACAACAAGTTTCTGCATTATATTTTTGAATATCAGTTGATAAATCAAAATAATTATATACTTTATTAATATTTGTTTTTATTTTTTCATTTATATTAAATATTACATTTTTATTAATGTTTTTTGAATTAATTATTTTATAAAATTCCATTTTATAAAATAACATTATAACGATAATATAACCCATATTTAAATATTCATCCATAACTCTTACTATATTAGTATTCAATTTAAATCCATATTCAGTACTTGCTTTGTATTTACTATTACAAACTAATAATTTTTTATTTATATCACTATATTCTTTATTTGCTTCTAAATCATTATCTGGAAATCTTTTTTTTAACATATGTAATAAGTATAAATACTTAATACAACTTTCATAACCTACTGTATTTGTTTCATTATATTCATCAGTCATTATATTTTTGAATTCATTTACAGCATTATATATATCATTATTATTTTTATCTAATATATTGTTTAATGTATTTATAATAGGATTACCATTTTTTTTAGAGTATGATTCATAATTTACTATTTTAAAATTATTATTATCATCTTTTTCAGTTTTACTAATTATTTCTGATAATTCTAATTTTCTAATAATAACATCTATAAAATATTCATAACCATACTTCTTTGGCTCCATCATAAACATTGGTTCATAATGATAAAATTTATTATAATCAAATACATGACCATATAATTTAAATTTATTTTCTATTTTTAATTCATAATTTTCATTAACTTTTTTAAAATAAAAATCACGAATTGATGTATCTACTTTAGAATCATCTAAAGTTTCACAAAATTTATTATTATTACTATTACTATTTTTTATCTCACTTGTTTCATTATTTAAAAAATGTTCTTTATTTGATAGTAATTTTTTTTTATGTTTACGCATTTTAAATAAATGTTTTCTTTTTTTAATAGGATTATTAACAGAATTATATTTATCTGTAAAAGAAGAAATACTATTTTGAGAATTAGAAATTTTATTTGCACTATACTCAGAAAATTGTAAAGACATTATTATTAAAAATTTTATAAATTATATATATATATATATTAAAAATTTTATAAATTATATATATATATTATAAAATTTTTTTTTTATTATCTATTTTTTTGTTTTCTATTATTCATTTTCCATAAACGATTATAAAAAAAGCCATATTTCTTTATTAAAAATATACTTATTATTAGACATATTAAAAAAACAACACCTATTATAATAAAGGGTATTGCCATTTTTTTTTTCTCTTTCTTTTTTTCATCTAGTTTTTGTTGTACATAATCTAAATCAATAGATGTTCCTTGTGATATAATAGTATTTACAATATCCTTACTTTCATTTAAACATTTTTTATATTTAGAATTATTAGATTTAAAATATTTTGTAGTATTTTCATGATTTATTTGAAAAATTAAGTCTTCTATTATAGAAGGTAAATCTAGTTCTGCTATTTTGTTTTCACTAGGATCACTAATAATATCTTCTAATAATTCAATAATACCCTTTAAACATTCAGAATATAAATCCATTCTTTCACTATTAGCTTTACTGCTACTTCTTCCAAAAGAAATCATAATTTGTATTTAATAAACAACTATATTTTTATAAATTATATCATATATATATATATTATTTTTATAATTTTATTTTTATAATTTTATAGTAATATTTATTTAGTTTTGAATTTTTATAAAAAAATAACAAAAGATAAAAAATATAATTAAAATGATACAATATAAATATTATAACAATTATAATTATTATAATATTTTATTTAGTACATACGCTTCGTGCTTTATCTTCTATAAATGAAATAAATTTTCCCAAATTTCTACCAGAAATATAGAATTCGCAAGGTCCTTGAAATTTCATAGAATAACCCTCACCACTTAATGCTACTGAACGGAACCAAGATTCTCGACTTGGTTTAACAATATTATATTGTATATCGCCATCTGAACATAAAAATAAACCACCATCAACTAAATGTTCTTCATTTTTTTTTAAAGTAACTTTTTTATAAGGACCATATGATTTTAACCATATCATACCAGGGTTATCATACCTACTATCTACTTGCAATACAGACAAAAATATACTAGTTCCTAAAAAAATATTTCTTCCTCTAAATCTGGTATCTGGTGGTGCTATATTATTTGTTGCACTCAAAAAAGCATGACTAGATGTAATTATTTTTTGACCAGGATAAATCATAAGAGGTAATATATCTCCAGGTAAATGAGAAGCAAGTACTAATTTGCTACCTAAACTAGTTGTTCCAGTAAATGTATTGAGAAACATACTAGTTGTACCAGTAAATGCTCTTCGTAAACCTTTTAATACACCTCCTTTTGAACCAGTATGCATTTTTATTGTTTCATTCATTCTATTATAAGAACCAGCTTCCGCAAAAACAGATTGATCTTTTTCTAAAATTATGTGTAGCGTAGCGAATGATGGACCATTTTTGATATCAAAATTGGGTATATTTTTATTTCTAAAATTTTTCTTTTTTGTTATTTTTTGATTCCTACTTTTATTCTTACTAGATTTAATTTTACTTTTTTTAGACATTAGATATTATAAAATAATATATGAATTTTTAATTAGATTATATATATATAATATTTTTATTATTTTTATTTATAATATATTTTTACATTTAATATATTTTTATAAATATAATATATTACAAATTAATATATTATATTTTTATAGTAATATTTATTATTTTTTGAATTTTGATAAAAGATAATAAACCATAACAAATATAATTAAAATGACACATCGTATAGTAAATTTAAATTTAAAACCAAAACCTGAATTCACACATAATATTGGTTCATTAATTAGAAATCCACAGAATGATACAGATTATGGCGTATTTATCAAAAAATTAAACAATAATTTATTTTTTTTCAGATTACAAGATGACCATCTTCCAGTATTTAGTAAAACAGATATCATTCCTAATCTAGTTAAAACAGGAACTATAAATGATATTAATCACGAAATAAATAACAATAATAATAATAATAACAATAACGACAACAACAACAACAACAACAACACAAATATAGATTGTGTTAAATTAAAGAAAGAATTGCTTAAATATTACAGAACTCGTAATCTGGATAAAACAGAAAAAATACTTTTAAGCGATATTATGACTTTTGCTTTTCCAAATGGTATTCCTCATTATAATACAGATGTACCTCTTTCTAAAAACGAAATCATAAAAACTAATCTTAATAACACTCTAGAAGAAAAAAACGCATTTTTACTTCACACACCTTTTGATTCAACTCTAAATCATCTTAATGAAAAAACTTCTTATATTATAGAAAAAACACCCACTGGAGTTTGGATAGTAAAACCATCTCCTAATTTAGAAGATAGTAGTTTTCATTATTTATTTTATAATGATAAATCATTACCCAATTTTGGTGGTATATCGCGTATGGAACATTCGCCTGAAAAACAGTTAAATGAAGATACTTATAACAAATTATATGATATATTTAATAAATCTTCTAAATTAACAGAATTAAATTATAATGGTGAAATAGTAAAAGTTGATCCAGAAACAAAATCAGTTTTATTACCAGATTTACATAAATTCAAAGAATATTCTCCAAAGTTAGATAAATTATTAGAAACAGAAGAATATAAGAAATATAATGTGAATAACAATACACAAACTAATATCGAATTAATAGATTTAAATAATGATAATGATGATGAATATCATTCTCCAACAACATTAGAACAACAACACCAACAATGCCCAGCAATAATGCAAGGGGGTGGTAAGAGTAAAAAAGATATAGAAGTTATAGAAGAAATGGAGGAATATGATTTAGAAGAAGAAAATAGAAGACGCGAATATGAATTATTTAAAGAAGAAACAGAAGAAAATCAAACATCACTTAAGGACACTTTTGATGATTATGATAGAAAAATGATTAATCTTTTACAATCAAATAAATCTACAAAATCCAAAAAAACCAAATCCAAATCCAAATCCAAAACTAAAACTAAAACTAATAAACAAGCTAATAATGATAATAATAATTCTGAATTAGATACTGACCAAGAAACTGAAGGTGAAGAATTTGATTTTGAAGAGTTTGAATTTGATGAAGATGAAATTGAAGTAGTTGAAGTTATAGAGAAACAAATAATACAAGAAAAAGAAGAGAAAGATAAATTTTATAATGAAAATCTTCAAATTAGTGAATTAAATAAACTCTTTATTAATCAATATCCATTTTTATTGAGAACTAATGATTTGGTCATAAATTCTGTAAAGAAAAAAGTTAATGATTTTATGAATATTAAAAATAATATTATTATGAAACCAAAATTATCAGATGATGAAAAACAACAACAATTAGAATTAAATCCAACACATGATACTATTCGATACCGACCATTATTAAATCAATATGCAAATGGTAATTTAAAAAATAATTTACTTATACCATTAGTTATTCATAAAAAAAAGATATATATTGATGAAAATACAAAATATGATAGTGATAATTATAATGAACAATTTGTAAATTTAGAAAACTTTTATAATGAATTAAATTCATTCAATTATTTAATGGAATATAAGAAATATAATAAAAATAAAAAAGAAAATGAAATATATGATTATGAGAAATTCAATGCGCAAATGAGAACAATATTACAACCAGTAGACCACAATATTAATTTTAATGAAACAAATGGGGGCGATAAATTTAATATTTATAATATTAAATTAGGTACTCTTAATAAAGATATTAAAGAAATAAGCATTTCTGATATAGATTCTAAACATAAAAATAATAATAATATTTTAAAAAACAAATATGTGTCTAGTGTTGTTAATAAAGATGTTATGACCATAAGTTATTGTGCTAAACCATTTGTATGTCAATCATTTAATTCTAGTAATGATTCTACATATTTTAATACTAGTTTTCAAGAAACATTTAAATTTGTCCCTTTATATGATGAAAATAAAAATATAATAACAAAATTTTCAAAAAACGAAAAATTATTAAATAACGTACAAGTATATGAACCTACTCCTAATGAAAATACAGCTGAAAATATTAATGTTATAGGTTTTGTTAGATTACCATTAAATAAAATACATACTATTAAGAATAGTAATAGTAAATATAACATAGATATAGAAAAAATATATTCAACAGCATTAGAAGAATCTACAATAAAAGTGATTGAAATATCTAATTCTATTAATATTTCTGAAAATGATAATAAATCACTTTTTTTCAAACATACAAATAATACTGTTATTTATTTATTTACAAAAGATAAATCTACATCAAATGCATCATTTTTACAATCTATTAATTCTATAATACCTACATTTGACGAAATTATTGATTATTATATAGATGATATTAAAAAATCAAATAATAATAATTTAGTATATGAAATAATAAATCTCTATGGATATTCTAGAAAGGAATTGAATTATGAAGAAAAAAATACTATTGATAACATACAAAATAAATTATATGAAAAAGAGACATCTTATATTACTAATTTTTTTGAAGACTTAAAAAAAAATAAACGTTCTAAAGATGATAGCAAAGAAAAATCTATAGAATTTAGTATTAAAAACAATATTATCGAAGAATTAATGAAAATAAGTGGAAAAAAATATGTTGAATATAAACAAGAAATAGATAGTGACTTTGTGCGTTATTCGTGGATTAAAGGTGTTGATGAAGGTATTCATTTTTTAACATCTAATCTTTTAATTGAATATTATGAAAAGCAACATATTGATAACTATATTCAAGAATTAGACGGATATATTCAACAAACTGAAAAAGAATTATCAATCTTAAAAGCAACAAGTACTGATTTAAATAAAGCTACTAATTCAAATAAATGTGATGGTATTGGTCTAGGTAATGTTAAAATTGTACGTTATAATAGTAGAGAAGCTTTAGAAAATGATAATGGTAAAGAAGCTGTAGATAGAGAAGATAATTTAATAACAGTAGGTGATATTGCTATATTGGAGGAAGAAAGAGATGCTAAAGATGGTGAATCAAAAAATAAAAAAAAAGATACATTTGTATTTAAACGATCACATATAAATGGAACAGAAATGTGGATTGGTGAAACAAAACAATATCTTAAAAATTTAATTGAAGAAGAAAAAAACAAAGAACATACATTACAATTAGATCAAAATCATTATGATGAAAATAAAAATATGTGTCATTCTATATATTCCGATTATTTTAATTTTGATTTAGATAAACCAAATTGTTCTTTTGAATTAGACAAAGAAACATTTAAATGTCAATCCTTAGACCTTACTATTAATCAATCAAAAATAACAAAAAAAGAGGATTATCTTGAAAGTTTAAAAGACGAAAAACAATATTATAACAAACTAGAAGTAGAAAAAAACTTATTAGAAAAAGATATTAAAAAAACAAGAACTTCCATTTTAGATAAAAGTAGAAAGGAAACATCTATTACTAAAGATTTAATAGAAAAAGATAAAATTAATACAGAAATACTAAATAAAAATCTTTTAATAAGAAAGCCGTGTGTTCATTACAATATGTTAGATTATATAGGTAAAATTCGCAATACAACACCAGAAGAACTTTATAAATTTCACCAAATATTATTCAATACATATCATAACACAGACTATATACTTAATTTACACGAAGTTAATATTGATAATTTAGAAAAAGACGATGAAGATATACTAAAAAATAAAGATGGTGATATGAAATATCAAAAAAATCAAAAAATAGAATTTATTAAAAATCAACAAAATTATACTGTTTGTAATATTTGTAACCAAAATTTATTATGTAAACATTGGTTATTTGGAGTTAAACAATTAGAAACTAAAGGAGAAATTGATATAAACGAAATAGTAATTATTTATGGTAGAGAAAATAATGGAGTATATAATTGTAAAATTTGTGGAGAATATTTAGCTTCTACTGATACTTTAGATTTAGTTGATATTGGCCGTGGAGACCAAGGAAAAGTATTAGGAAAAAGAGAAGTTATGGAAGAAGATGATAATAGAATTAATAAAATTAATATAATTGATGATTATTTACATCAATTAGAAGTTGATAATAAATATGATTCTGATATTTATTTTAGAATGGAATTCTATGTTTATATGAAACAATTTTTAAATATTAAAGTAAGAAATGAAGATGAAAAGGAAATGATACTTTTTATTAAAACCCACGAATTTATAAAGAAGGAAGCACTTTATGCTCAATATAGAAAAGTACGAGGTGATTTAAAAATAAAACACATTCACACATTAGTAATCACTAAATTTAATAAATTAGTATGTGTTGATATAGCAGCAAGATTTCTTATTATTTTACAGACATCTAGGGGTGAATATACTATTAAAAATAATTATTGTAGTAGTAATTATATGGGGTTTCCATTAATTAATGATGTTAATGAAAATGCTGGTATTAATATGATACAATGTATGTTTAGACAATTATCTTTAAGACAAAAATATAAATTTTTAGAAAAAGGAATGGAAAAAATCTTTATTGATAGATTATTTTATTTTATTGAAAATGACGAATTTGTTAAAAATAAAATCAATCAAGCAATTAATGATAAAGCAGAGTGGATTTATAATGTACTTAATTTTGATTTATATGAAAATAATTTATGGAAAGATTTCCTTCCACATATGAAAGTTGCGTTAGATTGGAAACCTGATAAAAAACTACTTAAAAGTGAATTAAAAGAAATTAAGGGTTCTAACTATATAAAAATGTATGATGTTTGTCGTCAAAATTTATTTTATATGACATATCAGATTGTATTTTTAATAAATAAAGTCATTGATAAAGAAGATGTAATGAATAAATTTTATAAATCTACACAAATATCAAATAGTTGTTGTACTGATATATTAAATACAGTGGAAGATTACTACACATATTTTAAAAAAAAAAATAAAGATATTGCTACTATTATGGATGAAATTTCTCGTATGAATGAAAATAAAATTTATATGAATGATAAAACAGAAATGTTAATTCACAAAATTGAAACTACACTTAATATTAATAAAAAGATCAAAATATTACCACTTACTTTTAATATGAATGAAGAAGAAATTATGAATTACTTTTTAATTTTTATTGATGAAGGTATACATAAAGGTAAACAACACGTTTTTAATAATTATGGTATTTGTCTTCTTTCTAATAAATTAAAATCAACAATAGAAGATACTAAATATTCCATACACGAATTTAATAAATTGCGTTATATAGTATATCAAAAAAATATTATTAAATCTGGTGAAAATGAAAGTATAACTAATATTAATAGTACCAAATCTACTAAGTCTACTAAACAATACAATATAGAAGATATAGAGAGTAAAAGTGTAATTGATTTTAATGTTAAAGAAAATGCGGTTGTTTTACTAGATTATATATTAGATGTTTCTAAAGACCATAAGAAATTATCTATATTTCAAAATATTATAGGGTCTATTAAAGATAATATACAAACTAATAATACAGAAAATAATATATCAGTATGGGGTAGACTTATTACACAAACAAATGAAGATATTTCTTCTTTAATCAAGGGTATTACAAATAAGAAAAATGAAGTTAATGATTTAACAAAGGCCCTTATATCATTAGGAGAATACAATCAATTATATGAACAAGAATTAGAAAAAGGTTCTGCTAGTATTAATGCAAATCATTTTAAATATAAAAAGAAAGAGACAGAACTTAAAAGAAATTATGATTTTTTGCTTAATTCAATATTACAAATTAAACATTCTAAAATAAAATATGTAAAACGAATTGAAAATATTAGAGTTCAATACCAATATTTATATCCATTTAAAGATGAAAATACATTATTTGAAGATATGTATAAGATTGTTACTCTCTATAGAAAAGTATTTAAAAATATTAAAGGACAAAAAAACAGTTATATTACACCAGAAAATGTGTCTATTATATTTCATTATTTGTTAATACACTCATTGCTTATGATATTAAATAATTATAATAAAACAACAGATAATACTACATCTTTGTCTCTTAATAAAGTAAAATCTAGTATGCGGAAATTAAAAGAATATGATAATGAAGATGGTGGATATATGGATGGTGATGATTTTAATATTGTTAAAGAAAAGAAAAAACCAACTAAAAACACATTTTATGCGAAAAGTAGTTTTCTTTTATTATTTATTAAATATATTGTTAAAAATCAAGAACATTTTGATAATTTAACAAATAGTTTTATTTTAAAAGAAAGAGGTATTTTTGATGAAAAACATAAGAGGCGTAATCTTAAATTCCTTCAAATTCTTAAAACACAAGAAGGTATGGAAGAATATCGTAATATGGTTTTATCAAAATTACAACATGGTATGCTTCAATATGATAATCTTGAAAAAGAATTAGATATTTTAGGTATTACACAAGATGATGAATATGATAATAACATTGTAGAAAAAGATAATATAGATGACGATGAAGTTTATAATAAAGAAAAAAATCCTGATTCTTTTATGGATATTAATTTTACAGATGGTATTATAGTATATGAATCTGACGAAGAAGGGGCAGAAGATGCTGATTTTCTTGTTAGTGAAATAGACTAATTATTTATTATTATTTTTCATAAACTTTTTTTAATAAATAATATATTTTTATATATTAGATATTACCAGATATACTAAATTAAATTACTAAATTACTATATAATTATGATAAAATTACAAGATATTACATTTAAAGATTTAAAAGATGTTTCTAGATTAACATCACAATTAAGCGTTATGAAATATGTTGGTGATGGAAAAACATGGAATTTTAAAAAAGTGAAAAACTTCATTAAATATTGTCAGAAAGAAGCAAGACAAATTGACAAAGAACGCTCTAATTATTATTACAAAATCGTAGAAGATAATAAATTACTTGGTATTATTGGTTTTCATACCTTTCTCAAATTCAAAAACTATTATTTATCTGTTTATATCAATCAAAAATATCAAGGTAAAGGTGTTTATTCAAACGCTATGAAACTTTTATTAGAACGTGTTGCTAAACATAAACCTAATATTAAATATATTTTAAGTCTAGTATATGAAGATAATGAAAAAATGAACGCCATCTCTCACAAAAAATATGAATATAATGGTACTCTCATATTAAATAATTCAATTCTTAATGAATATAAAATAGCTGTAAAGAAAACATCCAAAAAGAACTCATCCAAAAAAAAATCAACTAGAAAGAACTCATCCAAAAAAAAATCAACTAGAAAGAAATCATCCAAAAAAAAATCAACTAGAAAGAAATCATCCAAAAAGAAAAAATAGATATGTTAGAACATTATTAAGTAATTAATTTTATTTATTTATTTTATTTATTTATTTGAAAATATATATAATATATAATATATAATATATTAATATTATTATATAAATAAATATTTATTAAATAATGCCTTCAAATAATAATAAACGTTTTAACAATAAAAAATCAACTTATAGTAGAAATAACAATAATAATAATAGAAAAAGAAAATCATATAGAAAGAATGATAAAATGGTTCATAGTTTAAAAACTATTTTATATGCTATGGGTACTGGTTTTATTTTATTTGGATTATTGAGCAAAAAACTTATAAATATTGTAGTTGATACAGATACTATATCAAAAATGTTACCAAAAGATGATACCGCATCTACTTTAGAATTAAGATTAACAAATTATATAAATAAAGAAATTAAAACTCAATTTATTGAACCATTATTTGATGAAGAAAATAGTTTTATAATAGACGAAATTAATGGAATAGAAGGATTAACACCTAACCAAAAAAACAGTATAAATCAAAATTTAGAAGAAGAATTACCAAATATTATTGATACATTTAAAATAGACATAGAGTCATTTAAAGATACAAAAATACAATTAGGAGCTAGTTTATTTGGAGTTTTGTTAAATATTAATTTACAATCTAAAATAAATAAAAATGATAATATTATTAATATAAATAAAAAAGCTGTTCAGTATTTTTTTAAAGATATTAAATTAGATTCCGATTATAAAGTTATACAAACTGAAATAGGTGGTTCATTATTCAAAGTATTGAAGTTGGTGTTATTATTATTAATAGGTAAAGAGAATTATAATAATTCTAACAATAGCAATGATAATGATGATGATTATATTATAGAATTAATAGAAGGCATTGGGATAGTAATTGAAGATTCTACTAAAAAAACATTGAAAAAATATGAAATAAAAACAATTGAAAATGGATTAATACCAACACTATTAACAAAATTAAATGATATGATAAATGAAGTATCTGGAAAGACATTACCCGATGAAATCAAAAATGAAATAGCAAACACATTAAAAACTGATATTAAAGATAGTATTAAAACTATATTAGAACAAGTGCCCAGTATACCAATTTTAAACAATTCCCTTACAAATACTATTACTTCTGAAGAAGAAGATGAATCTTTCATTAATAATTTTAATAATAATGTAGGTGGTAATAGTAATAATAGTAATAATGGTACTAACACTAAAACATTTTTTATAATATTATTTGTTATATTAGTCTTTTTATTAGGATTATTTTTAATATTAAAAATATTTGCAGAACCTCATATTGGAAATAAAATAGCATATAAAATAATAGTATCTATTTTTATTATTCCGGTACAAGTATTATTATTTTTAATATCAATTATTCTTATTATAGTATATAATAAAAATCTAGTAAAAAAAACATTCGGTTCATTATTACCAATTGATATAGAAGATAAAAATGATAATAATCAAGATAAAGTAGATTTATATCATAATGTTCTAAAACTTAATCCAGCAGTCATTTTATTTTTAATAGGAACAGTTATCTTTATGTTATTTAATTTATATAAAACCGGTATATCATTTATATTATTAGGTATATTATTATCTTTAGTACCTAAATTCAATAGTCAAATATATATACCCAAATCATTAAATTACGGTATATTACCTATAGTAGGTGGAATAATTTTAATTATTGGAAAATCATTAATAAATAAAACAAAAAAATAGATTTTTAATTTGAAATTTTTTATATTTTTCTTTTATATTTTTATATATTAATAGAGTATAATTTTATACTAGATATTATTAGATAATTATAAAGGGTATCAGTACAATATGTATTTTAATTTAGTAGTTGTACTTTTAATATTATTTTTAGTATTTCTTATCTTACAAGAATATTTTGATTATATACCAGATAAAGATTATACAGTTCCATTAATGACTGAAACTAATGAAACATTTAAAACAAAAAAACCTAAATATACAACTGATATAGAACCTGAAGAATTAACATATAAAACACAATATAAAAATACAATACCTTTAAACAGAGAAATGGATTGTTCTAATGTATTTTATGAAGAAATGATTAAAAAACCACTTAATATTAAAAATGAAAATATTTTTAGTATAACACAAGAATTAACACCTCATGAAATGAATTCTTATTTAAATATAGTTAAAAACAAAAATAATGAACAAATTATTGGTGCTAACAATAATAAAAAGGTATTTAATTTTTTCAAGAATGTCGATGTTAAAGATTGGGATGAAAAAATACTTTTAAAAGAAAATGAATATATTTTAAAAAAAGAACAAGTTTCAAAAGAAGAACTTAAAAAATTTATTAATGGCTCTAATTTAACGAATTACATAAAATTTACAATTATTAATTTTATCGCAGATATGAATACTCATTTTGAAGATACTGACTATTTTGAAAAATATAATAAACATCATCCATTTGATAGTTATATACTTATGAATCATAAAATTAGAAATTTTTTCTTATATACTATACAAGACGACTCTAACAATTTAATGCAAAGAGCCATTATTACACTAAAAATTCATCGACCTAATAAAATATATGATTTTATTGTTTTACTAGATGTTTTTTTTATGAAAAAAGATGCTAATAAAAATATAGAGGATTTAGACATTGATAATTTTAAAGATTATTATCATATATTTATTAAACACGCACGAGTTATAGGTACTCCGTTCCCTCATAATACTAGAAAGTTAGAAGAAGATGACACCGATTTTATATTGAATCAAAACAATTTTTCTGTCTTAACAAATGAAATGATGGAAGATATGGATAAAATAGATAAACTTATAAGTAAGGAAAAAGAAATTCGAAAACTAAATCCCGTAGAATTGGGATATCAAGACATATTTGAAGAAATACAAGAAATAAATCAAAATAAAATATTTAATGGTATTATTTTTAAACAATTACTTTTAAAAATACAAAAAGTTGCTGAAGAAGGTGAAAATAATAATAAATTAGGAAACACTAAAATAGTTAAAGCATATGAACCTTTAATAGAAAAGTTTATAATTCATTGTCAATTGGTTCTTCAAAATCAAAATACACAAAAAACAGACTTATCAAAAGATATTAAATTTAACGAGCAAGATTTAATTCAATCACCTCTATTAACTCCCGACTTAGAAAAAATGCTTGAAACATTAAAAGCTAAAAACAAGAAAAACAAAAAATCATTTACTCAAATAGTAGGCGATAGATTAAGGGAAAGAACGTCAAATTATAGATGTTATAATCCAAAACAAGAAGACGCAATATTAGATATGTATACAACACGTCCATCGTGTATTTCTTATCACGAAGAAATAGGAGTTAGTGGTGTATGGGATAAACAATGTGAAACAAACGACGATTGTCCTTTTTATCAAGCTAATACAAATTATCCTAATGATTTTGGAGGGTGTAATAATGGTAAATGCGAAATGCCCGTAGGTATGAGTGTGATTGGTGGAACAAAAGTGAGTCGTATTGGTTCACCATATTGTTATAATTGTGATCGTGTTGGTTCTGAAGGTAGTACATTCCAAGAAAGGGGAAGATGTTGTTCGGAACAATTAAAAGACAAAACTTTAGAATCACCCGATTTTATGTATGAAGGAGACAAACAATTCCGGTTTAAACATCGCTCTTACCTTGAAGACAATAATTTAAAACCTTAATTATTTGTTTTAGTAAATTAAAAATTTAATGTATATTATATTATAATATATTATAATATAATAGAATAAAGAGTATAAATATTATATCATTATTATGTGGATTATAAAAAATATTATTAAAAAAGTTAATATATATTTAGATACATATAAAGTAAAAAAATGTTCTTGGTATGAGATTATGATAAATGAAAATATACCACAAGATATAAAAAATTATATTAATGGTTCTCGTTATGTTTATGTAGAAGAAATAATAAATAAAATAATGAATAATGAAAATAAATTGTTAATACATTTAACTGGTAATAATAAAATAACTAGTGATAAAGATATTCAAATAATGTTTAATATTAATAATTATGAAAATAATATATTTAAATTAATAATAAATAATTGTATTCGTATTTTAAAAGAAGGTAATAAAATATGGAAAACAAATAAAATAGATTATCTATTAGATATAAATTTATATCCACCCACAATAATTAATTTTATTACTGGTAAAATAAAAAATAAAAAATATATATTACAATCTACACATAAAATTAATGATAAATATATTTGTATTATAATACCTCAATTATATGATAAACTAACTATAGAAAGATTTTATATTAATGAATTAACTAATTTGAAAAAAAAAAGAAGAAAAATATAGATAAATACTATAATAATTATAAATCAAAAATAGTTATAAATTATGATAAAATTATAAATAGTTATACAAATAAAATTAAAATTTCAGATATAGAATTTAATGATTATTTAAATAAATTAATTGAATTTAATAATATAGGGTCAGAAATGTATTTAACATTATCTAGTATTATTATAGTTGTATGGAATATACAGATGAAAAATAAAGTCCCTACACAATTATTAAAAGTTCTAGCACCTATTGCATATTTAGAAAATAAAGAATTATATAAAACAACGAAAAAACAAAAATATAAAGAAAGGTATGAATATTGTAAAAAATATATGTATTGAGATACTTAACTAATTACTTAACAAATAATATATATAAATATGCGGATAAACCGAATAAAATCCCTCCCCATATTGTATCAATGATAAATAAATCAATTGTCCATTTATCAAATAAGGCCAAATTAGTAGCGTCAAAAATACCATATATTAAAGCACCTAATATAACTGCATCTTTAATCATGTCATTATTCGTTTTATAATTATCTTTTTTTCTAATAATAAAATAATAAAGTGCGAGTGTTAAAAATAAATAAGCAATAACTGCTGGTATTTTTTTAACAACAACTTCTTTATTTTGTATTATTTTTATTTGTTTTGTAAATTTACTAAATAGACTATTTAAAAATATTAAATCTATACAGAAAATAATAATTCCGACAATTAAAAATGATTTTATTTTATCCATTTTTTAAGTTATTATTATAGTATTATTATAGTATTATTATATTTTTATTATAATTTATAATATACTTTATTATTTATTTTTTTGAAACAAAAATTGAAATTTATGTAATAAATATTATAAATAAAAACACATTATTATTCTGTGAAAACAAAGATATTATGCCGTGTAGAAAATATGGTTTTAAACCTGGTTTTAAACCAGGTTTTAAAACAGTATTAAGAAACATCATATATAAAGCACAAAATCAATATGGCAATACAAATTGTAGAACTTTTATGACGATTCTTCAAAGATTAACAGAAGAAATTAGAAAAGGACATGTATATATAAATAAGGGAGATATATTATTTTTAATTGAAGAAATAGAAAAGTATACTATAATTGATTTGTACTTATTTAATAAGATTATAGATTTATCTTTAAAATTCCCATTATATTATAAAAATGATATTAAATTATATTACGAAATAATTGAAAGAGAAAGAATAGTAAATAGTCAAATTAAAATTATATATAGAGGTTTTATTGATATTCACGGTATGAGAAATGATGATTTATATCATTTTTTGAAAACAAATATTCATATTATTAAAAAAATTAAAAAGTATAAAATTATCTGTGGTAGAGGTATTCATTCTCTATCGCGTCCTGTTTTAAAAGATTCTATTATTAATTTTTGTAGATGTCGTAAATTAAAATATAAAACTGATTCTAAAGGGGGGTGTATTATTATTAATCCATAACATACATTGCTTTAATTAAAAATCAAAAATATTAAATTAAAATTAACTAGATTATATTTATAACATATTTTATATTAAATAAAAATTATTTTTTTTGTTTATTTTTTTGTTTAATATAAAATATAATTATGATTTTTAACTATAAAGAGTATTTAAAGAGTATTTAATAAATAGTTAATAAATATAAATATAAATAGTAATATATTTAACCAAATTTCATTATTATAATGACCGATTATTATAAATTATTAGGTGTTTCTAATACAGCAACAGATTCTGAAATTAAAAAGGCGTATCGTAAATTAGCTCTTAAACATCACCCTGACCGTAATCCAGATAAGAAAGAAGAAGCAGAAACTAAATTCAAAGAAATAGGAAAAGCATATCAAGTATTAAGTGATACATCTAAAAGAAAACAATATGATACATTTGGTGAAGATGGTTTAGAAAGAATGGGCGGAATGGGAGAAGGGTTTTCACCATTCGATTTATTTAATAATATGGGTGGATTTGGAGGAATGGGCGGAATGGGTGGAATGGGTGGTCTAGGTAATTTATTTGCTAATATGTCTGGTCAAAACAATTCACAACAAAGACAAAAAGCACCACCCAAACAAAAAATACTTAATGTTGAATTACATAATCTTTATACTGGAAAAAACATTTCTTTCATTTTACAAAAGAAAGAAAAATGTAGTAGTTGTAAAGGTATTGGTGCTATGAATGAAAGTGATTATATAAAATGTAATACTTGTAATGGAAATGGAAGAATTAAAGAAATAAAACAAATGGGTCCAATGATACAACAAATTATTAAAGAATGTTATAAATGTAAAGGAAAAGGAAAAACTATTTCAGAAGCCAATAAATGTAGAGAATGTAAGGGAAATAAATTTGTTATTAAACCAAAATCTATAGAATTATATGTACCGCCGGGAACTAGTAATGGAGAGAAAATAGTCCTTAAAGGATATGGTGATTGGATCCCAGAATGTATAGACGGAGGTGATTTACACGTTGTTATAAATGAAATTAAGTCCAACAGTGGTATATTGCGAGAAGGAGAAAATTTGATTTATCATAAAAAGTTAACTCTAGTAGAAGCACTTTGTGGAACAACATTTATATATAAACAACTAGATGCGCGATATATTAAAATAAAAACGAAAGATATTATAGTTCCTAATCAAGTAATGAAAGTAAAAGGAGAAGGTATGAAGAAAAAAGAAGAAGGTGATAATTACGGGGATTTAATTATTAAATTTAATGTTGTATTTCCGGAAAAATTATCTAACGAACGCAAGAAATATCTAGTGAAAATCCTTCCAAAAGTTGAACGCCAAATATGGGATATAGAACCCCGAGAATGTCCTAATGCCGAAGAGAAAAAACTAGAATATATGACAATTGATGATGATGATTCTAAAACCAATTTTAAAAATCAAAATAGTCAATATTATAGAAATTTAGATGAAGATATTGCTGAAGATATGAATGAACATATGTATAATACGCGTCATTCAGATGAACCTCCTGATGATAATCAAGGAGGAAATCCGATGGAATGTGCAACTCAATAATGTAATGATTGTTGCTTAAATGAATAAATAAATAATTAATAAAATATAAAATTGATTTAAATTTTTTTTAGTATAGTATTATTAATTAAGTAATACAAACCAAAAACAAAACCATAGTAATAATATATTTTATTAATAAACTATAAAATGAGTGCTTCTGTTCAAAAAACAATTTCTAAAATTAATCCAAATAGTAATGTAAATGACGCGTCTTTATCAGAAAATAATAAACAAATGTATGATTTGGTTTGTTTTATTTCAAGTATGGTAATTAAACATCTAAAAGAAAACAATAGTACTAAACAAGAAATAAATTCTAAAATATTTAATGATACTATTAAAAGATATAAATTAATTAGTAAAAAAAGAAATAGACGTGTTGTTGATAAAGACTGTATGTGTATGGGACGTAAATTAGATTCACTTCAATGTACAAGGAGACGGCTTCCTGGACAAGAATATTGTTTAAGTCATGTAAAAAATCGCCCAAATGGTCGCGTAGACCAAGAAATGGTAGAAAAAAAACCAAAAGGGAAAAGGGGTAGAAAACGTAAGAATAATTATGACCCAAAGCAAAGTGATGATAATTATATTACAATGTGGGAAGTATTAATTGATAATGATAAATATTTTTGTGATAAAAATAATAATATTTATAGTTTTAATGAAACAAAACCCATATTTTTAGGAAGATTAACTCTTGATTGTACAATTGACACATCTCAAAAACCTAAAATTGATTTTTCAAAACTAACTAAAGAAAAACAAGAAAAATCACAATCAATTTCACCACACCCAACACCAGAAACCCCAACACCTATTGAAATACATTAAAAATACATTAAAATGGAAAAAGAATCAGAAAAAGATACATATAGTATTCAATTAACAAAAACTGAAAATATAGATAATATAAAAAAGTTATTTAATTTAAATCAAAATAGTTTTAATCAATACAATTCTGAGTTTAAAGTTGTTAGTATTAAAACTATAAAAGAAAGTTGTAAGTTTTTAATTAGTTTATTAGATAAAGATAGTTCTACTTATAAAAAAGAAAAAAAAAAAATAGAAGATATAGAGGATATATTAATTAAATAATATTATATTAAAAAAATATAGAAAAATGTATTAATATTTAAAAACTATCCATTATTAATTTTTGTTATTCCCTATGTGGCCTGTCGGTGGCGTATTATCTGGTTTGTGCTTCCCATTTGGGCCTAATGGCCCCCACTTCTCCGTCCCACCTGGGCCTAAAAGACTAGCCATTTGAATTTTTACTTTACCTACGTGTACAGAATTAAAAATATTCAGAACTATAAGCACAAGCAACAATAATACTGTTACTAAATCTGTTATTCTCATATTATTATTTGAAGACATTATTATTTATTTATTTATTTATTTATTTATTTATAATATTACTAAAGAAAATAATTTTCAAAATTAAATTAAATTAAATTAAATTAAATTAAATTAAATTAAATTAAATTAAATTAAATTAAATTAAATTAAATTTATTGAAATTTTTTAATTATATTAAATTTATTGAAATTTTTTAATTAAATTAAATTTATTGAAATTTTTTAATTATATTAAATTTATTGAAATTTTTTAATTATATTATATAGAAGACTATTATAATATAAAATAATAATGAATTTATTATTAATTTTAGAAAAGATTAAATATATTACTAAATATGATAAAACTAAACTTATTACTTATTTAGGTATATCCATTTTTATTTTTTTCTTTTTGGAAAAAGTAGAATTCCGAAAAATAGCGTTAATAATAATCGTATTTATAGGCGTATTTTATTATCATAATAGTGATGAAATAAAAGAAGAATTAACATCCACAAATCCATCAACTAATCCATCCACTAATCATATTAATATAAACGATAAAACAGTTAACAAAAACATTCAAAAAACAAAACTAACAAATCCAGAATTAGCACAAAAAGTGGATTTAGATAAACTAAACAATCAATTAAAAGACATTAAACAATTTATTAAAGTAAATGTCCGTGAAATAATTCAAAACGTAGGTAATTCTCCATTTAAAAACAAAAATATCGGTATATATAACAACCTTGTTAAATTAATGAACGATTATTTACATCAAATCAAATTTGTTTTAGAGGGACGGGATTTTAAGCATAAAAACTTGGAAAAAGTTCGTGATATTAAAAAAGAAATCAATGTAGTAATACACTCAATTCATTTTAAAGTAAATGCGAATCGTGATAAAGATATAACACAACATGCTAATAAAATAAACGAAACATTTAAAGAAATAGATGACTATTTAGTATCTCATGTTAATAAACGCTTTTATGAAGAACCAACATATTTAAGTGGTGCAGTGAATTGTGAAGAAGATGCTCCTCGTTCGTTTGATATTAGTATTGATACTGATTGTCATCTAGTAGATTTTTGAGTTGTAATTATTTAATAAAAATAAAATTGAATTATTAATTTAACATATTGTATCAATAATTAAGAGTAGTATTAGTTATGGAAAGTTTAATATCTAAATTTCAGAAACATTGTATAAAAAAACCCAATGAATGGGAACATATTTTTAAGTTTCTTAATATTGATACAAATAAAAATATACAATATATAACTTCAAAAGATATTAAAAACTGTAAAAAAACATTTAATGGAAAATCTCAATTTGAACCAAGATTATTATGTAAAATGGATAGTTATGAATCAAGACCAGATATATTTAAAAAACATAACATATTTTTATTATCTATTAAGAATGGGAAATATATTCTTTTAAAAGAAAATATTTACATTAAGTTAAATAAATATTATAATGTTCCTTATAAGATTGAAAAAATTTGCAAGAGTTTATTATTAGATATAGGTAATAGTGAAACAAGCATGTTAGATAATATGTTATATAATAATATTTTAAGTCAAATAATAGGAGAAACCGTTTTACGTGGTCCTTTGATGGGAGGAAGACATCGTTGTTCATTTAAGACTCATTTACAAAATTCTATTATAGAAATAGAAGGGTCTCAATATGAAACAGATGGATGTTATGAAACAGAAAATTATGTTTGTATTGTAGAAGCGAAATCAAAACAATATTATGATTTTAATATAAGACAACTTTATTATCCATTTAGAGAAGTACATAAAAAAATAGGAGATACGAAAAAAATTATAGCATTATTTATTTATAAAGATAAAAGAGATGTTATTCATGTTCATAAATTTAAATGGAATGATTATGAAAAAATGTTAGATATAGAAGAAATTGGTTATTATTCTTATGTATTTTAATTTGTAATAATGACTTCCATTGTTTTGGATTCGGGTTTCTTTGAATTAATAGCCCTTTTACATTCTATTTTACTCACTGTAATTGATTCATCAGTAAAACTATCAGTGACTAATTTTACTTTAGAATTACTCATCATAAATTTTATTTTTTTTGTATGTAACGATTTTGTTAATTTAAACAATTCATTATGATTTTTTAATGTAAATCCATCTTTATTATAATCAACAAAAGATGTGCTATTTTCGGGAGCATATGGTGGGTCTAAATATACAAAGTCCTTTTCTTTTGGTTTTTCTAATGATTTAGAAAAATCACAACATTCAAATTTAACATCTTTAATCAATGTACTAATTTCGTCTAAATGTTCTTTTGTAATCATTTTCGGTGTTGTTTTATAATGACCAAATGGAACATTAAAACCATTAGGACCTTCTCTATATAAACCCCTAAAACACGTTTTGTTGATAACAATAAATAATGCGGAACATTCTATGCTAGATTTATCTATAATTTTATTAAATTGTATTCGTAACCAATAATAATAACTTTCTTTAGATTTTATGGCTTCTTCTTGTGTGGATGGTTTTCTTTCTTTTTTATCTTCTACACAATCATTTTCACATTTATCATATATATCACGATATTCCTTTATTTTTTTATATAATTCGTCTTTTTTAGATTGTATGTTTTTATAAACTCCTATAAGTACTTTATTAATATCATATGCATAAATAGTCCCATTAACTTTAACTTTATCTTTATTAATTTTAATGTATGATAGAAGTGCTAATAAAACGCTACCACCACCAATAAATATTTCGTGATAATTATTTATTTCAGAGGGGAATTTTTCCATAATAGTATTAATAATCTGTGTTTTACCACCAGCCCATTTTAAAAATGGTTTTGTTATTTTTATTTGATTTTTAACTTCTTCAGTTTCTTCTGTTTCATTTGTAATATTTAAATTTTCTAAGTCACTTACAATATTATCCATATTAATTTATAATAGTTATATATATATATATATATATTAGTATATTAAACTAAATTTAAATCAATTTTATAATTAGTATTTATAACTAATATTATATTTAAATAATTAATTATTTAAATACTTTTTGATTAGATATATTTATATAAAAAAATATAATTTATATTAAAATTTATATTAAATATAATACTTAAATATGCTTGATTTAGAATCTCAAATCGTTGATTATTTTAAAAGTGACAAATTTAAAAATACGACACCTTATTTAAGTTGTAGGAATATTAGTAAAAATCTTGACTTACAACCCAAGAAAGTTAAGACGATTCTTTATAAATCTGATAAATTTGAAAGAACAAGACCTATCGATGTTGGTTCTGCTAAACATAAAGATAAATTAAATATTTATAAATTAAAGTAATTATGTATCAGAAAATGTTTCATTATAAACTTTCATTTGAAATCTTATTCCTATTTCGCTAGTTGTGTCATATAAAACAGTTTTCCACCATTTTTTAATTTTATATATTGCCATATATTGTCTATCCATATATTGTCTATTTCTTCCTTTAAAAAATTCCTGTTTTTCATTATCAAAATTATTAAATGATATATTTTCCCAATCCCATTCTTTATCTAGATTCTCGTTTATATAATCCATTGTAATATTAGGATGGTAAGATAAATCACTCCATTTCCAGTCACAATCCAGATTATTTTCTATATCTTCTATTGTAATATTGGGGTTCTTTGATATAAATAAATCATCCTCGCTTACAACATTCAATATTTTATCAGGACATCTTTTTGACCATTTTTCTTTAAATCGTTGAACTGCATTAATATATTCTAAATCCCAATCTTTGTCTGGTAATATATGTATCCAATTTATTTTAAAATTTTTGTGTTTAGAAATTTCATCCCAATCCCATTCTGCGAATGGATATTTATAGACCCATTCAATATTAAAATTTTTATGATATGAAATTTTATACCAATCCCAATCTTCTATTGGATATTTATCAACCCAACTTATATCAAAGTCTTTATGTTCAGGTATATATTCAAAAATCCAAAATGAATATAAATTTGTAATTTTCTCTAACCAACTTATATTAAAATAATTACTATTAATACAACTTTCTTGATAAGAAAATAAATATTTCTCTGGAATTATTTTAATCCAATCTAATTTTAAATTATGGGATAACGTAATCCTTTTCCATTTCCAAGGTAAATGTGGATATTGTTCAACCCATTCTATTTGAAAATTGTCTCCTTCACATATTGATTCCCAATGCCATTCTTTTTCTGGATATTTAATAAACCAACTTATATCAAAATTACGATTTTTTGATATTTTATTCCAATCCCAATTTTTATCTGGAAAAGCATCAACCCAACTTATATTAAAATTAATATTATCTCCAATAACAAACCATATTAATTTATCAGCAAACTCTGTTATAACTGTTAATGTTAAATTTGTCGATAAAGATATATTACGCCAATTAAATGGTTTATCTATATGTGTTTTAATAAAATCTATATATTTAGCATCCCAAGTATCTTGTATATATTTTCTATATTTTTTAATTCTTTGTTCTCTAGAAAGTAAATCCATATTTTTATTTATTATTTATTATATTGTAAAAGTTAAATCAATTTTAGTTTTTTATTATTAGATTTTACTTAATTAAAAAAATGAATAAAATAAAATAAAATATATAAATCATTAAAAATAAATAAAAACTAAAATTGATTTAAAATATTATAAAGATTATATTTATAAATTAATTAAAAATCTAATAATAAAAAGTAAGTATATATATATCTAATACATTAATAAATAAAAATGATTATTCCAGTAAAATGTTTTACGTGTGGAAAAACATTAGGTAATAAATATGATTATTATTGTAAAAAAGTAGTAGAACGTAAATTAAAACTTAATATGAAACCTGATCAACCATCTGTAATTGATGTAAATGAAGACGATGTTAAAAAAACACCAGAAGGTGAAGTATTGGATGAATTGGGATTAATACGATATTGTTGTCGCACACATATGTTAACACATATTTCTCTTATTGATGAAATTTAATAGTTAGAAAAAAATAAAAATAAAAAATAAATTAACTTATCACTTAAAAATGTTTTTTATATTATAAATAAGTTAGAGAATTTATCATATATATAGAATTAGGGAACTACGTCGAGAATTACATTATTTTGTTCATTTTTTTTTTAAGTTTAAATTTTCTTTTAATTTTAGCTATATTTTCAGATCGTTTTTTTAGCTATATATTCTTTCATACCTTGTTTTCTGCTTTTACTCCGCTTTTGTCTGCCATAGAAACTTTAATTAAAATTGGTTGAATCTTCTTCTCCCACTACCGCATCTAATCTATGAAGACTATAGGGTGCAGCTTTGATTGATCTTTCCATACCTAATATAGAAACAATAAGAATTACTACTAACAAAACACAAATAACAACATTTAAATCTAATTTACGAGCCATTTTTAATTAAATATATTTATTAATTTATTAAAATATACTTTATAAATAGTAGTCAGAAAAAAATTAAATTAAATTAAATTTAATTTAATTTTTTTCTGGCATTAAAGCAAAACTATAGACATAAATATAGTTTGTTGTCGCAAAATCTTCTTAACTCATATTTCTCTTATTGATGAGATTTAATTTATAAGTAATATTTATTTATAATATTTTTACATTATAATAATGACACTAATTAAAAAAAATATAAATACATTACTTTTATTATTTTGATACTATTATTAATTAAATTAATAATAATTAAAAATAATAATTCAAATGAACAATTTATAAACTTAAGACATTCTCATTTTAAAAAGATATATCCTAAATATAATTTTAAATATGAAAAGGAAGATAATTCATTAATAAGAAATAATGATGAAAAAATTAAAAGAAAAGATTTTAATTCTAAGAAATGTAAGTCTTCAATCATAAATAAAATAAATACTATAAATAAGTTTAAAGAAGCAAAAGATATTGGAATACCATTTCCAAATTCTATAGAATATAATAGAGATATTGATAATAAAAAGACAATTTCTAAAAAATTAAATGAAAATAACATTAACTATCCAATTGTAATAAAACCTACTAATGAAACACAAGGTAAAGGAGTATATGTTAATATTAAATCTATTGATGAATTATTTAATTATATTGACAATAAACTTAGTAAATATAATATTTTACAAATACAACAAATGCTTGAAGGAGAAAATTATAGAGTTTTATTTTTAAATGGTAAAATAATAGATATACTTAATAGAACAGTTCCTTATGTAATTGGAGATGGTAAGTCAACAATTAAAGAACTGATTGATAAAAGAAATAAAAATAGAAAAAAAGGAACAGAAACTAAAATAATTACTGAAAATTATATTAAAGAACAAGGATATAATGATATAAATGTATCTGCCCCTAATAAAGGTAAGCGTATTTATATTACAAAAACTATAAACTATCACAATGGAAGTAATAATGTTCCTTTTCCTATAAATAAAGTTCATAAAGATACATTAAACATGTTTAAATATATGATGAAATATTTAGATTGTAATATAGGAGGTATTGATTATATATCTAAAGATTTAACAAAATCTTTTAAAGATAGCAAAACGGATGGTATAATAGAAATAAATAGCGGACCTCATTATGATATACATATTCGCAAAAATAACAAAATGTTAATAGCAAATAAGATTGTCACCGAATTAGATAATTATTATGATACTATTTTTAAATAAAATTATTCATTATGTTGTATATAATAATCCAGCCATACCATTTGTAATTTGAAGTATATTGTAATTAATAGCATAAACAATTATAGCACCAGCTAAAATACTAGATTCAAATTCAACCTCTAAAGTTGCGTTATCTAAGCGGCTAAAATTACACGTACCAGTTGGTTGAAATTTTTCGGGCATTAAAGCAAAACTATAAACATAAATATAGTTTGTAGTTGGAATACTAGTATGTCTTTGATAAGGTTGCATTAATCTAAAATATTCTCCTTTTCTTTTTTCAAATCTAGAATTACTATTCAAAAATAATTCAACATTACTTATAGGTGCTTCATTATTACCACCATTTGGATTTTTACCATATTTACCCCATATATTATAAGTAGGTTGTTCATCTGCTCTATAAATCCATATTAGTTCTTTAACAGGATGATTATAAAATAAATCAACCCTTTTTGATGATAAACTAGCAGATATAGTTGTATCTTGTATTTCTTGTACTTGTTCTATTAAATAATGTTTATCACACATAGTTGCGAATTTTTTCCTTTCGAATGTATCTAGATAAATATAATCACAATATAAACTTACAGATGTTATTGTTTTTTCTGTTGTACCGCCAGATACATTATTTCCTGAATACCAACATTCTGAAAAAGGTCTTAAAATTACATTTACCTTAATTTCACTATACTGTAATCCTATTAAAGGTAAAGCATTACTAATATCTTTACAAAACCAAAATGGTAAAGGTACAAAAAGAGTTATTGGACCTCGTTGTGATGTATTTGAATAAGAAGAATGTTTTCCTACCATTTTATAATATCCATCTAATTTACTTTGTGGAACGCTTAAGCTAGATATTAAATCTAAATATTCTCCAGTAAATCTAACAATTTGTATTCCACCCATTTGTAATTCAACCTCTTTAATTATGTGATTACCAACACCATTTATCCAACTTGTAGTTGCGGATGTCAGTTGTGGTAATTCTATTTGAAGATGCATACTACTTAATAAATCACCCTTTCTTTCTATAATACAAGAAATCTTTTCATTAAAGTTAAAACTAGAAGTAAATTGATTTTTAATATTTTCAATAGAGAAATTTGTATGTCTTTTAAACACACTTTTAAAAAAAGACATTTGTGGATTACCTATTATATGTCTATCTTGCTTTCCCAAAGCCACTAATTCTAATAATGAACCTGCTCCCATTTTATATTTATTTTTATATTTTTATTTATTTTCTATGTATTAGTTCTTATTAGTATTTTAGATAAATTTTTCTTACTTATTACTTATTTATAATATTAGTATATTTAAATTAAAAATAATTTTAAAACTTAATAAATTATTAATATGTAATTATTTATATTAAATATCATAATTTCAAAATATCACAATATATCATAGTATGATAACAAATGATTTATGGTTAGAAAAGTATCGTCCCACAACTCTTAAAAACTACATTGGGAAGGAAGATGATATTAAAGAAATAACAGAATGGATTGAAAATTTTGAAACTAGAAAAGAAAAGTTTCTAGTATTATACGGTAATCCAGGTGTTGGTAAAACAACTCTTGCACGAATTATTTTTGATAAATATAATTACGAAACAGTGGAAATCAACACTAGTGATTACAGAAGCAAAAAAATGATTAAGGAACGAATCGGTGTTATAAGTGGTAGTAGTATTATAATGGATGCAAAATTGAACAAGCAAAATCCATTTAAAACAAAAAAATATAAAAAAATAGGGGTTTTAATGGACGAAATAGATGGTATAACTATGAATACAGAAAGTAGTGGTATTCAAGAATTGATTGATATTATAGTTGGTATTAAAAAGATAAAGAAAAACAAATTCCCCGTTATATGTACGTGTAATAGTATTAAAAATAAGAAAATTAAATTATTAACAAAAAATGCTCTTACTCTTAGAATAGCAAAACCATCTTCGAAGGAATTAAAACAATTAGCGGAACATATTATTAAAAATGAAAATATACCTATTAAAAAGGAAATCCTTAATCAAATAATAGGACAAATGAAAGAATATAGAAAACTTATTAATGTGTTATATCAAATTCATATTTATTGTAAAAATGAAAATGTTTTAAAAAATAAAAAAAAAATAACATCTCAAATCATACTGAAAAATTTTATGAATAAAAATGAATTTCCTAATAAAAATATAAATAATAATAATAGTAGTAATAATGAAAACCACAATCACATTGATTCAGAGAATGATTATATTACGGATAACAGTATTAATTTACTAGATAATGTTCAGTCAAAAATTAAATATATAATTAATAATGAGGTAAAACAAAATGATGTAAGATTGATAGTTAATAGTGATTCTAATGTTTTCTTTTTAAGTATGTTTTCTAATTATTTAAATTTAATAAAACAATACAATCTAAATAAAGAATTAAAATATAAAATAATACAATCAATTGTTAAAAACAATTCTATATCAGAACTTTATAATAGTAAAATTTTTTTAAATCAAACATGGGAATTAAATAATTATCTATCTGAAATTGGTATAATATCAAACATAAAACTAATTAAATATAATAAACTATTTTACAATAAAACTCAAAAACCTATAACTATCAAATACAAAAATTATATACCAGAACATCACTATGGTTTTAATAAAATGGCTCAAGATGAAGGATTTTTTAATCGCAGGAAAACATTTTTAAATAATAATATTCAAATAAATGATTTACAATCATTATATTATATTGATAAATTGATGTATTTGTCAAAAATAAAAACAAATAAAATAAAATCCACATCTTCACCAAAGAAGAAAAAAATAAAAATACAATTAACTGACAAAGAAATAAAATACAATAAAATTATAGAAACAAATGAAAAAATAAATAAAAAAATAACAGATTATATTTCAACAGTAATATAAATTAAATAAATAATTCTTCTAAACTTATTTCTGGAAGAGCTTCTATCTTAAACTCTTTTTTATCACGAGATGTATTATATTCATCTTCATTTTCATCTTCATCATCTCTTTCATATCCATTAAAAGATGTTGTAGAATAACTATCGTCATCGTCGTCATTATTTAATCTGGAGCAATAAAATTCTTTTGTTTTATTTTTATTAAGAGAAAACCTTAATTTTTTACTTTTATCCTTATTCTTTTCTTTTAAAGATTTTTGGGATTTTAAAGATTTTAATTTTCTCCTCTTAATACGTTGTAATCTTCTTTCTCGTGATAACATTTTTTTTAAATCACTTACATTTAATTTTCCTAAATCAGATTGTTTTTTTTTTGATTGTTTTGTTTTTCTGTACAAAACTAAGGGACTATTATATTTCATTCTACTAGATATTTTTTTACTTAAATAAAGTTTTTTTGCTTTTTCCTTTACAGATTTAATAATATCTTCTCTGGTCATACCTCCAGAAGTTTTTAAAGCTATACCTACATAAACTTCTTTGCGCGACCCTATTTCTTTCATATTTAATTTTACCTTATATGTGTTTTTATATAATATATAATTATTTATATTTTTAAATTTATACACATTTTAATAAATAAGGTTTATAGATTAAATGAATAATAATACTTTAAATAAATTAGATACATATTATTATGAATATAACAATAAATTATATTATATGTTAATATTTTTTATATTAATATTTAGTATTGGTTGTTTTTTATTTACTAATTTATATTGTAAAAATATAATATGTTGTGATAGATGTAATTATGATAGATTATAAAATAACATAAAATAAAATTTTATAATTATTCAATATTTTTTTGAAATTATTTTATTTATTATTTATATATTTACGTATTTTAAAAAGATTTATTTTTTAAAAAGATTTATATGTAAAATGAAAGAAACATTAAATAATAATAGTAATTCAACTGTTAAAAATTTTATTATAAAAACAACTGTTATAACATCATTAATAGTCTGGATATTAGGTAGTCATACTAGTAATTTTTTAAAATCACTTAGTAATTTATTAATAGACCCATTATTTTCCATTGATTTAGACAATAATGGAATACCGGATTTAAAAGAACTAGATAAATATAATGTAAAAATTGGTAATATTAAATTACCCCTTGGACGCATATTAATAGAATTATTAAAATTAATATTTAATATATTGTGTGTATTTTTATTTATATATATTGTTATTAATTTTACAGATTTAGCTAAAAATGTTAAATTAGAATAATTTAAAATAAAATAAATAAATAAAACTATTCATTTTGAACTGTTGTAGTATAAAGATACCGCATATGTTCTGGTACTTGTTCAGATAAGTCAGATTTTATAGTATTATTATCAACTAAATTTTGTAGTTTAAAAGCATTTGTTTTTCTTTTTTTATCTTTAGCAATTCTTAATCTGGAAACATTCGTTTCTACTCTTTGGTCATTTATTTTATCCATTAAATTTTTGGCATCATCAATATTATCAAAATGTTCAAAAATAATACTAGTAACTGTTTTAAAACTAACATTTGATTTTTTAACAGTGTTATGATTTTCTATTTGTCTACCTTTGTAATTTCCTTGTAATTTAACGTGTGATATATCTTTTTGTTGAATAAAAGATAAAATACTATCACCAATATTTTTACGCTTTTCTTTCCTTACTTTTGAAGCTTTATCCAAAGTTTTGATTTCTTCTTCTAACTTCAAATATTCCTTTACCGATTCTTTAAAATATTTAATACACTCTTCTTCTGACATTTCTGGTTCGTCTTCATCATCATCTTCATTGTCTTCTTCATCATCATCGTTTTCATTGTTATTTTCTTCATCATTTTGTTCTTCATCATCATCTTCATCATCATCTTCATCATCATCTTCATTGTCTTCTTCTTCATCATCGTTATCGTTGTTTTCTTCTTCGTCATCATTTTGTTCTTCTTCGTTATCGTTGTTTTCTTCTTCGTCATCATTTTGTTCTTCTTCGTTATCGTTGTTTTCTTCTTCGTTATCATTTGCTTCTTCTTCATTATCATTTTGTTCTTCTTCGTCATCATTTTCTTCTTCTTCGTCATCTACTTCATTCCCTAAATTATCATTGTCTTCATTAGATGTAGATTGGTATTCGTTTTCTTCTTGTACTACTTCTTCATTATCAGACATTTTAAATTATTTTACTTAGCAATAATACTAATAGTATTAAATATATATATTAGCAATAGATAATACATTTTATTATTAAACTTATTTTAAATTAAATTAAAATTGAAGTTTTAATCTAGTTAAAATATATTATATAATTAGAATTAAAAGCAAATAGTGATGAATAACGATAAAAAGGTAGTTAAACCATCATTAACTACACATAAAAATTTAATAGGGCAACTCTTTTATATTCATATACAACAAATATTAGATGAAATAGCAACTCAATTAAAACTAGATGACGACACAAAAGAAAAATTAAAAAATCATATATTTACTAACTCAGATTCTATATTTAATTATAAAACATATAACAAATATCATAAAATATTAAAATAATATATTTTTATATATATATATATAAATAATATATTTATATATATATATATATATAAATTAAAATTAAATGAAGAAGGGATTAATAGGGGGTGGGTTGCGTTCTCGTTGGACTATTGGGAATTCCAATTTAACACCTATAATGTATTTATTATTTTTTATTATTATAATAACAATAACTATTGTATTTTTAATAGTAAAAATAATTTAAAATCAAATCTAAATATTTATATAACTATATTTTATAATTTGAAAATAACTTTTTTTTAAAATGGCTGAAAAATATTTAGAAATGGATGATAAAGATTTTGATAAATTAACAAATACTTTTTTAGAAAGACATACACCAAAAGAAAAGGACTTAATACAAAAACAAAAAGAGGATAAATTTATAAAACAAGTTTTAAAAACAGAAAAAATAGAAGACACTTTAACACAAAAAGAACAGGCACAACTATTAGTATCTAGCCTTAAAAGAGAAATGAAAGAAACTAATTGTAAGAACGAAGAACTAAATGAAGATAAAATGATTGATATAGTTAAACAATGATTATTTATTTTTTACCCTTATTTGTTTTATCCTTACAACAACTAAATAAACCACAAACATCATCTAATACTTCATTTATCTCATATCTTCCTTTAGCAACATCAATAAGTACATCAATAACATTAGGAATTATTTGAGAAACAAGATTTAATTTACGTTGATGACTTTCATCTAATTTAACTAATGTTGGAATTTTTTTTGTAATAAGTTTTTGAATGACTTTTATAACAACCGTTTTTTTTTCATTTCCATTTAAATAATTATAATTATCAACTAAACTCATAACCATACCAGTCATAATTGGTATATTGATAATCACATTTTCTGCTTTATATTTATTAGTTTTAATAATTGTAACACATTTATCAATAAGTGATTCAATAATTTGTCCAATTGATAAATTCATATTATTATTTGCTTTTGAATTCCCCTTTCCTTTTTTACCAATACCTTTTGTGTTTTTAGAACCATTTCCTTTATTATCTTTACTAGCTAAATCAATTTCTTTTTTAGATGTTTTTAATATAGTTTCAATAAGACCTTCTAACATAAATCTAATAAATTCTTTATCATCATCAGAAATATCTAAATTATCATCAATAAATTTAAATATAATATTCATAACAACTTTTTTTTTTTTTAGACCATCACCTGTTTTAAATACTTCAACCATTTCTATTGTTCTAGCAGCATATAACATAATATTTGATACATCTAAATCCATACCACGAAAACTGTCTTTAATATTATGGAAAATACTATCAGTATCATCTAATTTTTCTTTATATTTTACACCAGAGTTATCTTCAAAATTTTCAATTGCGTTTATAATAATATTTGATGCGTTATTTTTACTTTTAATTAAATTTATATCATTATTATCAATAGAAGATTCACTAACTACATTATCTATTTCTTTAACATTTAAAGTTTTCTTTATAGTAGTATTAGTATCTAAATCAGTTATAATTTGAACAGTATCTTTTTCTTTATTGTTATTAGACATTATTTATCTTTTTTTATTTTTTGTTAATAATTATTTTTATTTAATTAATATATAATAAAAATATAAATTAAACTTAATTTATATTGTTTAAGTATTTTTTTAATTATATAATTATTATTTAAATATTATTTAATTCATTTAAAATAATATAGTAAATTTAAATATTTTAATTAAATAAAAATGTTTAAAAATAAAAAAAAAGATAATACAAAAATAAGAACAGGTTCATTTACATTAAAATCAATTCCAGTTCGTGAAAATGGTGATAATTATTATTATATAGAAAACTTTGAACAAGCAACTGATAAGCAATGTAAAGAATATGATAATTTAAATCAATTGATATTTATGAAATATAATGGAATTTATGATAAAATAACTAATAAAATAGGAGATTGTCCTTTTAAATTGGATAAAAAACCAGAGCCTCCAAAATCACCAAATAATTATGAGAGTTTAATTAAATGGAGAGCAATGAATTCTTTAAAAAATGTATCTCAACAAACAATCGCAACACTTTATTTATTAAAACATAATTTCAATATTTCATTGGATTTTAATAAAGAAGGTGTTAAACCTAGTGAAATAATAGATGTTGCTTTAAAAGAAACAAAGAATGATTTAGAATTTATGAAACGAGAGGGGTATGAATATTTAGAATCATTGAAAAAAAAAAGAGAAAAAGAAATTAATAAAATTAATAATAAACCTAAAATAAAAAACTTTAGATCTAAATCAATAAATTTAGGAAGTGTTTCTGAAAGTTCTCATACAGATAATTTATCTAGTTCATCGTCTTCTATAGAAATCGAATTTGGATTTAATAATTCAAATTATCGTACTGTTCCACGTACTCAAACGAATCATAATAATAATTATAATAATATAGTAAAAAAAATATCAAATGTGAATTTACATACAGTTCCTCTTAATAAATACAATAATAAATATACACAACAATTACCACTAAACAATATACATATGAAATGTGAAAGACCAGAACATCATACAATAAATGAAAAATTAGGTCATTTTAATAATTTATACCCAACAATAAATAATCCTAGTTATAATAATCATAATAATAATTTTTCACCAACACCATCCGCACCACCAGATTATAATAGTTAATATTTATTTTTCCATTTTTTAATATTTTTTGTTATAAAATAAATAATATTATAGTATAATATATTATAGTATTTTGATATAATAAAAGATAAAAATCACACATAATGACTTGTTTTAATAAAAAAACAATATATATATCAATAATTATATTATTATTACTATTAATTTATATTAAAAAAAGAAGTAATAAATATGGATATAAAAATATAGAAACATTTATAGATTTAGATGAAAAAAATGAAGCTGACGATGAATATGTTAAAATTATTAAAGAAAATACGGAAAAATTAAAAAAACGATTAAATAATTTACATCAATATTATATTTATAAATTACTTGAAACTGTATTTTTAAAAAAAACAGAAATAAATATTTTATCTCTTTTAGTTAAAAATAAAAAAAAATGTAATAATAATTGTATGTTACAAACAAAACGGTCAATTGTCTTATTACAAAATCAAGTCGGTAATTTAGAAAAAATAATAAATGATTTTGAATTAGAAGATAAAGATGATTTTATTAAAAAACAATTAGATTGTATAACAAAAAATAACGCAAACGCACAAAAAGAATGTATGAAAATAATACAATCAAATTATTATGATGACAAAAAAAGTGATGCTGATATTAAAAAAGAATGTGTAGATAAATATGGTATTGAAGAAGAATTATGTAGCAAACCAGCCTCTGAAATTAGTTTTGTTATGTCTAAAAATAAATGCGTAGAAAGTCATAAAGTAAATGAAACAGAATGTATTGAAATACCCGAAGAAATAGAATTTATGACACAAACCAATATATCAAAATATATAAAAGACTTAGAAGAACAAATTAAAAAACAAGAACCAAAATTAAATAGATTTTTATGTTATAAATGTATTAAGCGTATTAAAGATGTAAAAGATGAGTTAAAGGATGGTGAAAAAGAAGAATGTAAAAAAGTATGTAAGGATATTGTTGAAGATATTCAAAATAAGAAAAAAGAAGACTATGAAAAACAAAAAAAATTATTTTTAGCACAACAACAACAAATGAATGAATATTATGAAAAACAATATAAACAAAACGATGGTATCACCTCTAAAACACTACAAAAAATATTTAATGGAGAAGAAGCTGTTTCTGATAGTGAAAATAGTGATATATATGATATTTATAAAAATATAAATGTAAAGAAACATAAAATATCAGAAGTAAGATTTAATGAAATATTTAGAAAATTAAATACTAAAGTTAATAATAATATTGAATTAAATGATTCGGATTTGAAAGACTTAGAAATTTTATTCAATAATAATCATACTAATAAATATATGGGATTTTTATCTCAGTTATTAAGAGTATTAAAATATAAAAATATATTAGATAAATTAAAAGATACTATAAAAACAAAAGAAAGTAAAGAAGTAGAAGAAGAATATGAATCCGAATCAAATGAAAATAGAGCTATTTTATCTCATTCTGGATATAATAAACAATTATCATCAACAGGTTCTACTGAAAAAGAATTTACAATCCCAAATTTACCAGAATTTTTTGATTTATCAAAAGTTCAAAAATATTTATCAGTAAGTTATATGGATTTACACGGTTCTCCATTACCAATGACAAATGATATATATAATTCCAAGTTTCAATCATTTTCATTTAGTTAAGATGATTTTCTGGATGATTTTCTGGATGATTTTCTGGATGATTTTCTGGATGATTTTCTGGATGATTTTCTGGATGATTTTCTGGATGATTTTCTGGATGATTTTCTG